CTTGTAAGCGATGCTCAAGCCCCAAATACCCACCATTTACTCTTTTTGTTACTTTTCCAACAACATCATCACTTGAACCTTCATCACAAATTGACCAAAGATTATTACTATTGAAAAAATAACCTGCGGAAGCTAAAGGATAGGTTGTAGCAACTAAATCAGGATTAGATAATAAATCAACACCTAAGAAGTCACCTAACCTTTTGTAGTTTTCCTTACCGGTAGTTTGTAAAAAACCCCTCCCACGGAATTTGAATCCCTCTTTAGTAGTTTCATCACCATTACCCATTCTACTTCCATAAACACGAGAAGCAATTTTTTCAGGTTGGTTAGCATAAGACTCGGCTAATGTACCAGGGAAGTATTTTGGAAATACTCTCATCAAACCATCTTTAGAATAGTTGAGATTTTCAGTAACTGCTTTGAAGTTACCTGATTCGTGAGCACATTGTGCTAAGAAATGAGCCAAACGAAGATTCGTGATGATACCAAACTTGTCAGCAATCAATGAAATTTCATTAATAACTGAATCAGGGACATTTCCTTTAAGTCTTTCAGTTTTTAATGTTTCTTTTTGCACTGTTGGTAAAGAAACACCCATTTTTTCAAGTGTTGCAGGACCCGCAATACCATCGGCAGTCAAACCATTTTTTGTTTGCCATTCTTTCACTGCTTTTTCAGTACCAGGACCGAAGGAACCATCTGCAGTGATACCCAATTTTTCTTGTAGGAGTTTAACCAAAGCTCCTTGTGAACCGATTTTTAGCATAGTTTTATAGTTTTTTTTATAAATACCAATTATATAGTTTGGATTAGTATTTATATAAATAAAAATTTTAAAAAATGTCAAAAAAAATAAGATTCTCTATTTACTTTTCATATTCACTAATATTGATGTTTGTTGTTACCAACATTTTATCGATTTTTTTACCGAATTGTTACTTTATTTTTTTTAGTATTTTAGAGGTTAGCTTTCTTTTATTATTTATCCCTCCTTTTGTATTACTAAACAATGAATATGGTAAAAAACTTAAAGACGATTTAAATAATTTTGAAAATTTTGTTAATAATTCAGTCTTGGTGTCAAAGGCTGATAGAAATGGGAATATAACATTTGTGAATAAGAAATTCGAAGACGTATCTGGTTGGAAATTAGAGGAGGTTAAAGGTAAAAATCATAATATTGTTAATTCAGGGCAACATCCCAAGGAATTTTGGGTTAATATGTATAAGACAGTTGTTAAAGATAAGGAAATATGGAATGAGGTCGTGACCAACAAAAACAAAAATGGGGATTTATACTGGGTTGATTCATATATAAAGGCTGATTTTGATGATGATGGTAAGTTGATAGGTTACAATTCATTGAGATATAATGTAACAGAAATCGTAAAACAAAATATTGAGATTGAAACTAAAAACACTTATTTGGAACACGCTGCCAAGATTTTAAGACACGATATGCACTCAGGGATTAATACATATATACCAAGGGGTATTAGTTCGTTAGAACGAAGATTATCACCTGAACAAATGGAAGAATTGAAAATAACAGCTCCATTTAAAATGATAAAAGAGGGGTTAATTCACACCCAAAAGGTTTATAAGGGTGTATATGAGTTTACTAACTTAGTTAAAAAGGGTGCTTGTTTGAATGTCACAAATTGTGACCTAAAAGAAATATTGGATAACTATTTGTCTTCAACTTCTTATAAAAGTCAAGTTGTTATACATCAATTAGTTAAAATAGAGGTTAATGAATCCTTATTTTGTACTGCGATTGACAATCTGATTAGAAATGGATTAAAGTATAACGATTCCAACACCAAGGTTGTGACTATTGAAATGGAGAGTGAATTGTTGGTTATACAAGACAATGGTAGAGGAATGACACAAGAGGAATTTTTACATTTATCTAAACCATATACAAGAAAGTCCGGACAAAAAGAGAGTGGAACCGGATTAGGATTGAATATCTGCGTTGCAATATTGAAAGAACACGGATTTGAGGTTAGTTGTGAAAAAAATGAAATTGGAACAAAAATGAAAATTAAATTGAAATGAGATTTATAGTTTTTATTTTATTTTTAATGTTATCAACATTCGTTTTTTCCCAAAATATCAAACCACAAAAGGTTGATAGTTGGTGGGATCAAGGTGTCCCCACCATGCCCGATAACCCATACATTATGGGATTGATTTATCAATTAGGTGATACATTAGATAAGTGGGATTTTGTAACAACTCAATCCAAAGCAAAAATGTGTAGAGAAATAGGACTAGCATTTTATGATAGAGGAATGTATGACGCAGCTGATTGGTATTTGGTTAGATCTAAAAACTATAGAGAGGAAGTTAAAATTGAGAAAGACCAATCAAAAATTTTAGAAAAAGAAGTAAAATCTTTAGAAAAGGACAAGATTTTCTTGGAAAAATTACCAGTTTCTTTTGAAAGTATGTCAAGGTCAGACTTAAAGAAACTTGTGTCTCAGGTTGATGAACAAATCAAGAAATTATTAAGGGAAAGAGATTCTTTGATTAAAGAGAAGGCGCCCCAAATTGTTATAGATTCTAAAAATCAAACTATAAAGTCCTTGAAAAAAGAGAGAGATTTCATCAAAATGAATATCAAGAATTACAATTTATTAGATGAAATCAAGAAAATTAAAAATTATGTATTTTGGTTAATAATTGGGATTATAACTCTTATTTTGGCGATTGTCGCTTTATTACAAAGGAACACAATAAAATATAAAGACAAAAAAATAGTCAGTCAACTTAAAGAAATTGGTAAAAAGAACACCTATTTGGAACACGCAGCAAGAATCATTCGTCACGATATGCACTCTGGTATCAACACATATATTCCCAAAGGGATTTCTACTTTAGAAAAAAGATTGTCATCTGATGATATCAAAAATCTTAAAATTGAACTTCCGATAAAAATGATTAAAGAGGGGTTAAACCATACACAGAGAGTTTACAAAAGTGTTTATGAATTTACGAATTTAGTTAAACAAAATGTTGTATTAGAAAAGGTAAAAGTGGATGTTAAAGAATCGTTGTATAGATATTTATTAAGTACTTCTTACAAGTCACTAGTTATGATTGATAATTTGGGTGAACTGGAAGTGAACGAAACGTTATTTTGTAACGCAATCGATAATTTAATTAGAAATGGTCTTAAATATAATGATAACGAGGATAAATTTGTTAGGATTTATAAAGAGGACAATAAGTTAATAATACAAGACAATGGTAGAGGTATGACACAGAAACAATTTAATGAGATTTCTACAGCATATCTCAAAAACAAGAATAAGGACATTGATAAGGGTGTCTCAGGATTAGGATTAAACATTTGTATTACAATATTAGAGGAACACGGATTTAAACTAAGTTGTGAAAAAAATGAAATTGGTACAAAAATGATAATAAACTTAAAATAAAAAAAATTGATAAAAAATGATTGAATCGTTGATGTTAGTAGATGATGAGGATTTATTCCATTTGGTGTTTGAGGACGCTTGTTCTTTATTGGATATAAGTTTATCGTTAAAATCTTTAAAAAGTTCAGATGAAGCCGCAAAGTTGTTTGAAAAGTGGCATAGAGAAGGTGGAGGTAAACCTGAATGTGTTTTTGTTGATTTAAATATTATTGGTTCTTCGTTTGATGGGATTGAATTAATAAGAAAAATTAATTTCGAGTTTGGAAATCATGTTGTAATTGGAATTATATCATCATCTAATGAACCTGAAGAACAATCTAAGGCAATCCAAGCCGGCGCACAATTTTGGATTATTAAATCTGATGATATTGAACCTAGATTAGAACAATTTAAAATAGATTATCAAGGTTACAAAAATAGAACTAACCCATTTAAGGTTTATAGATAATGAAATTTAATAAGGAAACTAAAGAAGAGTTAATTGATTTACTCGAAAAGAAAAACATCGGTTTGGAAGGTAATATTTTGAAAGTAATTGATACTTCAGATGACCCCAATTTTGCTAAATATGTCGAAAATTGTAAAGAAAAGGATAAAGAAAACAGAAAAAAAAGATTAGAAATCACAAAACAGGTTCAAGAAAAAAACAAAGAGTTAATTGAAGTCAATGATGAAAATGAAAGGATAATGAGAGAACTTCAATCAACTTTAAAAGAGGTTGAAGACGCTAAAATTACCTTTGAGGTACAAAATAGAGAGTTGGTTGCATGGAAACAAGATAATGAAAGAATTAGTTTAGAGTTACAACAAGAGATGGCAAAGTCCGAATTAGCTAGAATTGAGGCTGAAGAGGCTAAAACAGCTGCAATTAATGATTTGGATGTATTACAAAAAAGAAAACAAACTGAATTAATTGGTAATATCGTTAAAATTGCTTTAGGTGTTATTGTTTCAATTGGTGTAATCACAACCTTTATGTATGTATTTGCAATTTTTATGAATAAAGACACCCAAATGATTGGTTCTACTTGGTCTAATATGTTAGGTATTCTTTTAACAAACGCATTCAGTATTATTGGTACTATTATGGGGGTAAAATACTCAGGTAAAGAAGATAAAGAATAAAAAAAAGGGGTCTATTTTGACCCCTTCTTTAATTTACTAAACTTAGTTTCCCCTTTATATACATTTTCCACTTCATAAGCATTTCTACCTAATTTTTTATCATATCTCCATATTTGGATAATATCTCCGTGGTCAATAACAACTTCTGTTTTTGTAATTTCTGTAGTTTGAGGTTCCGTATTTAGTTTTTTTGCCATAGTTATGCTATTGATTCTGCTAATTTTTTTGCGTTATTAAGTTCATATGCTCTTGCCAATCTGGTCATACCACAACCCCAACCAAATCTTGGGAAGAAATCCAAAGATAAGAAATCTTCTAAATCTTTTTCTACTCTTTCCTTACCAAATAATTCAAAAAGTTTTCCAGCGTAGTTTCCACCTTCGATTGTGTAGAACATTTCTTTCATACTTTCCTTATCACAACTTCTTTCAGCTGAACCGATAGTTTCTTGACCGAATAGGATAACATCAACCTTTTGGAATTTGTCACCTTCACCTTTTTGCATATTCCAGAATGGGTTTGTTCTTAATGGGAAGTTTTGTAGAGAGATTGAGTCACCGATTTCATTCCACATTTTTGTTTCGTGTTCAGCTTCAAGGATATCAGTTCCGTATTTTTCACAAAGTTCGTTATAATCTACAATCTTTGGAGTATCAAAACCAAGGTATTCTAACATTTCAGCTTGAAGTTTAACCATATCTTCTTTTGTTCCTTTTGTTTCCACCTCAAACATAGGAAAAATTAAATCGTGTCTTCCAGGGATTGGGGTTGCTTCTTGTCTATATGATGTTGAGATACAATATACACCAGGATATTCAGGATTTTGTAATAATTCGTATTCTAACCACATTTGACCTGTTTGGGGTAATGGCCAAACCTCACCTGAGTATTCAAATTTTGTAATACTATGTGGATTTTCACATGCGGCAAGGATTGATAATCTTGATTGAACTGGAACTTCTAAGAAACCTTTAGCTTGGAAGAATGTTCTCATTTTTTGGACTAACTCATTGTAGATTTTTGTGTTTTTCATTTTTGTTTGTAAGTGTTTTTATTGGTTAATGTTTATTTGAATATAAAAAAAATCCCCCTAATAATAGGAGGATTTAAGAGATTGATTTTGATATGTTGTTGTGTAGATTGATGTCCATTTTTTTATACTTTTAGGAATAAATACGATTAATTTTTGTAAAAATCAATTTTTAAGAAAAAATATATAAAAAAAAATTAAATTGTCATAAAAACTGACAATTTGTCAGTATAAATTGGGTTGGATTGATTTTTAATAATAAAAGTTTGGAATTGAAATTGACTCCATAAAAAATAAACTATATAATTCAATCAAAAAACACACAATTATGAGTAAAATTATAGGAATTGACTTAGGTACGACAAATTCGTGCGTTGCCGTTATGGAAAACGGAGAACCAATTGTAATAACAAACAATGAAGGTAAAAGAACAACGCCTTCAATCATTGGTTTTGTTGACAATGGTGAAAGAAAGATTGGTGACCCTGCCAAAAGACAGTCAGTAACAAATCCTGACAAAACAATTTATTCAATCAAACGATTTATGGGTTCTAATTTTGATGAAACAAAGTCAGAGGTTAGTAGAGTACCATATAAAGTTGTTAAGGGTAAAAACAATACACCAAGAGTTGAGATTGATGGTAAACAATACTCACCACAAGAATTATCAGCAATGGTGTTACAAAAAATGAAACAAACGGCTGAAGACTATTTGGGTCAAGAAGTAACAGAAGCTGTAATCACAGTTCCAGCATACTTCAACGATGCTCAAAGACAAGCAACAAAAGAAGCTGGTGAGATTGCGGGACTAACAGTTAAAAGAATTATCAACGAACCAACAGCTGCAGCCCTTGCCTATGGTCTTGATAAGAAAAACAAAGACTCCAAAATTGTTGTTTTTGACTGTGGTGGTGGAACACATGACGTATCTATCCTTGAATTAGGTGGTGGAGTATTTGAAGTATTATCAACAGATGGTGATACACACTTAGGGGGGGATGACTTTGACAATGCAATTGTTGATTGGTTAACATCAGAGTTCAAAAATGAAAATGGTGGAGCTTGGAACGATGATTCTATGGCAATCCAAAGATTGAGAGAGGCTGCAGAGAAAGCAAAGATTGAATTATCTTCTTCTCAATCAACAGAAATCAATTTACCTTACTTTATGGTGATTGATAATCAACCAAAACACCTTGTAAAAACACTTACAAGAGCAAAATTTGAACAATTGATTGATAAGTTGGTTGAAAGAACAATTGCACCTTGTAAATCAGCACTTAAAAACGCTAATCTTACTATTGGAGAAATTGATGAGGTAATTTTAGTTGGAGGTTCTACTAGAATCCCAGCAATCCAAGAAGCAGTTAAGAAGTTTTTTGGTAAAGAACCATCAAAAGGTGTAAATCCTGATGAAGTTGTTGCTTTAGGTGCGGCAATTCAAGGTGGTGTATTAGCTGGTGATGTAAAAGACGTTCTTTTATTAGATGTAACCCCACTTTCATTGGGTATTGAAACTATGGGTGGAGTATTCACTAAATTAATTGAGGCAAACACCACAATTCCTACCAAAAAGTCACAGATTTTCTCTACAGCGGTAGATAATCAACCATCGGTAGAAATACATGTACTACAAGGTGAAAGACCAATGGCAAAGGATAATAGAAGTATTGGAAGATTCCATTTAGATGGTATCCCACCTTCAATGAGGGGTATTCCACAGATTGAAGTTACATTTGATATTGATTCAAATGGTATTATCAATGTTGCTGCTTTAGATAAAGGTACAAACAAGAAACAAACAATCAGAATTGAGTCTTCTTCTGGTTTATCACAAGATGAAATTGATAGAATGAAACGTGAAGCGGAAGAAAATGCTGAAACTGATAGATTAGCTAAAGAAAAAGCTGAGAAAATCAATGAAGCTGATAGTACAATCTTCAACATTGAGAAAACAATGAAGGATTTGGATGAGAAAATCAGTGATGAACATAAAGAAAACATCAAAAAAGAACTAGAATCACTAAAAGAAGCTAAAAATAGTGGTGATGTTGAAGTAATTAACAAAGCATTGGATAGTATTAATATGAAAATGCAAGAAATTACACAAGAACTTTACAGTAATGTAAATGAACAAACTGAACCAACAGATGGATTTAATGGTTCTGATGTTGAATTTGAAGAAGTTAAGTAAAAATGAAAAACCCCTGAGTTACTCGGGGGTTTCTTCTTTTACATCTTCTGTTTTCTTTTCTTTTTGAATTTGGTGAATTATGTAACCTGAAATTGCAAACTCAACCCCAGCCCACATAATTAAATCAGTCATAGTTAATGTGGAATGTTTTTCTAATAAGAAAAATATCATTCCCCACTGAGCAACTAGAAAAGCAATACCAGATTCAATTCTTTTTTTGGAAAAAAATGATTCTTTTGAGGAATACATATTTGTAACTTCTCTAATTAACCATTTTATATTTTCCCACCCAAAAAATAATTTATTTTTCATAAGGTTTTTATTATAAATAGGATATAAATAAAAAAGAGGACGTAGCGATGTCCTCTTTTCTTGTTGCCGTAACAGCAAACGGTCCTAATAGTCCTCTTAAGAGGTTAGATTAGTTACCCTTAACGAGTTCCAAACATCTTTTAAGATATTCTTTAGCTCTTGGTGAGGGTGTGTATTCATCATCTTTTGTTTGAAGATTTAAAACTCTTTCAATATCTTTAACTAATTCAGTTCCATGTTCATTTTCTTTATACAATTCTATAATTTTATCCATAGCTTTGTTACAACCATTACTTGTTTCATCATAGTAATTTTTGTTTCTGAATTTGTTAAGATGGTGCATCATATCATAAGCTAAATGAGCTCCACCATCTTTGATATCTCTGAATAATCTAAGATTATTAAGTATTCCCAATGTATCTACCATTGAGTTAACTCCTAATTTTCGTTTACTTACACCAGGTGCATACTCACTATAATCATCAGCAGTACCAACAATTTCTTCTAATGGTACAACATTTTCTGGAACACAACGAGGTTTGTCTTTAACCTCTTTCATTTCCATATTCTCTTCTTCCAAAATGGTTCTTCTAATTATTTTTCTTAGTTCAGATTCTTTGATTGTATAATGTTTCATAAAAATTTTTCTTTATAAATATATCATAAAGGAATAAACGAAACCACCCAAATACTAATATTAGGGGTTATTTTTCATTTAATCCTTGTTTTCATTAGAATCATTTTTATTTGGTAATATGATTTCTAACCAAATATCAAATATTAGAAAATAAATCCACCAAGTTAGTACTGATATTGGATATGACTCAGGATATAAACTAGTCATGAATAAAAGAAAAGATATTTTAGCAAAGATATAGATTCTTATAATGACATAAAAAAAACGATAGAATGATAGCATATTTGTTGAAAAGTTTGTTTGTTGAATTATGATTATAAAATAAGAATATTTATTTAAAAAACAAAGTTATGAAAAATAATTTAGATAATTTAATTAAAAAGGTATTAAGAGAATCATTCAATCAACCAATGAGACTAATTGAAACTTCGTTAATTTCGGAGGAGTTGAGTTATCATTTAGAAAATAAAATTCCATTGAATGAGAACGTTTTTAGAATATATTCGGACAAATATTTTAAACTTATAAATGAAGTAAGAAATCTTTACAATGAAGGTAAAATAGAATTGAATAAAGAGGATACTTGGTTAGTTCAATCTGATTTAGGTAAAAAGGTTTTATTAGAGAATGGTGATGAGGTTTGGTTAGATGCTCCTATGTATGAAGAAGAGGTTGAAGAATTGTTATCAGAGGCGAAACATAGAGGTAAAAATGTAAAATTGAACTCACCTTTTAGAACACCAGGTGGTCCTAAGAAGTTTGCAGTATATGTAAAAACTCCAAAAGGGACAATTAAAAAGGTTACATTTGGAGACCCAAATCTAAAAGTTAGAAATAGAAATCCTAAAGCTGCAAAATCTTTCAGAGCTAGACATAAATGCGACCAAAAGAAAGACAGAACTACTGCAGGATATTGGAGTTGTAATGTTGGTCGTCATGCAAAAAAATTGGGATTAAAATCTAGTAAAAGTTGGTAATATGCAAGATTTCCCTTTTCAACAAGAAATTATAAATAATATCAAAATCAGAACATTTTTAGAAAATGTTGATGATGATGAATTGAAATGGCATAGGGATAGAGAGGATAGACTTGTTGAAGTTTTGGAGGGGAGTAATTGGTATTTACAAATGGATAATGAATTACCTACACCTTTAATTGTTGGTCAGAAATATTTTATCCCTAAAGGTGTTTATCACCGAGTAATTAAAGGTATAGGTAACTTAAAAGTTAGTATAGAAATACAATAGATTATTTGTCAAATCGTTTAAGTGCGTTCTGAGTAATAAAGACATATTCAGTTTCTTTAAACTCCTCCAATGTTTTAGAATTAGTATAAGACATTGCTGACTTGAGATAATCTTGTAGATTTTCAACCCACTTATTCAAAGTATATTCAACTTTGTTATATTTTGAAATCCCTTCTGATGTTATTAATTTATCTTTCCCCCACTTTTTCTGAACTTCTTTTGTACTCATACCTCTAAACTTTTTATACATTATTTTTCTTAGAGGTGGATGATTATTCCATATATAATTTGAGAATGATTCACTGATTGGAAATACTTTTCCTAAATAAATTGGTGAACAGGATTCCAAACATTTGTTGAGTACCCCACCTAACATAACATAATCGGCGCCAATGGCTAAGGCCTTAATAATATCATCATAATTTCTAAATCCACCATCAGCAACGATGTTAGTTTTGTAACCTCTTTTCTTTTTGATTTGATAACATTCTGAGATTAGTGATGCCATTGGATAATGAACACCAGTATTTGCTGAAGTTAAACAACCTGAACCACCACCAATTCCAACACGAACATAATCAACACCCAATTCGGCAAACTTTTCGTAAGTTGATGGGTTAGCAATGTTACCAATCATTAATTTATGTGTAGTTTTTATGTTCTCAACAAAATATTTACACAAATCATAGAGCTTTGACATATGTCCATTTGCAATATCAATTAAAATCTTCTGATACTTTGGTAGTTTTTCAAATTTTTGATGGTTTGAAACCATAATCTCAAAATCATATAAAGATATAGAAGTGAAAACATTGTTATCGTAAGTGTATTCACCTCTAGGTAAACATACTTCTAAATTAGTGTCTAGAAATCTTTCATAATTTTCGTAGTTAACCACAGTATCCATAGGGCTTACTATGATTGGAAGTGTCATTTCTTCGGTAAAAATATTAATCTCACTTCTTGAACTGATTGTTGAGAGTGTTTCAGGTACTAATGTAATGTCTTTGAAATCAAATTTGTGCATAATTTATCCTTTTTTAGTAAGGATAAATGAAATGGATTAAAAGTTCAATTATTTTTCTTTAAATCTTCTTATCAATCTGATAAGTAAATTTTTGAATAGAATACCAGAAATAGTTATACCAGCATAAGAAATTATTCTTGTAGCAAAATCTTTCATATCCACACCTTCAAGTGAACCACTGTGAACCATATTTATAATTGGGGAAATTAGTGGGATTATGAAAGCGAAACTTAACATATTTGATACTCTGTAGAAACTAAAATTTAAACTTTCCAAAAAATCAAATAGTGCATTCCTTAGTTCATCACTTTTTTTAAGAACTTTTTCAAAAATATTTGATAATCCTTCTTCACGAATTTTATCATATATTTTTTTCAAATGTTTTTGATTATCTATGAAGTATGTCGCTGTGATACCAATTAATATTAATGAAAACTGTTCCTCTGTAAGTTGAGGAAATTTACCTTCCAAAAATTGTGTAATTGGCCCCATAAAACCAGTTACACTGGCAGAGAATGACAAAAAAATTTTAGCATCTATACCGAATTGAGTTTGAAGCTCATCAACAGTTTCTTTTACAAAATTTTTACCCCTTTTTAAAATATTACCTAGTTCCTCACTGGCACTTTCTAATAATATTCTTCTTTTTTGACTTTCTGTGATTACTATTTTCATAAACAATAAATATTCTATAAATATTTATTAATAAAATAAAAAATATGATTAATCCAAAATTAAAAATAGGTGAAAGAGTTGTGTGTATATCAATGGATGATCCAGAACCGATAAGTTTTGGTGAAATGGGTGAAGTTGTTGGAGTAACTCAAAACTTCGGATTTAATAGTTACAATGTTAAATGGGATAATGGTAGAAGATTAGATTTGTTGGAGGATGCGGACAAATGGATGAAAGTGGAAGACTTTGAAGAACTGAAAAGAAAGAAACGGAAATTAGAAGAAGGTTACACATTAAAGAAGAGTGACTTGTTAGTGAAGTTAAATAAAACACTATAATATTTATATTAAAAACAATTATGAACGCATATTTTTTTAAAATGAATCAAGCTGAGAAAAACGATATTCTCGACCAACATAAAAAGGTTTATGATGGATTTGTAACAACATATGGACAACAAATTAATCAACAACCTTTGTACGTTCAAGACTTTGCAAATGATAAAGAAGGTGTAACTGTAAGTAATAAAGGTGTTGTAAAACCTTATACTAATATGAGGATAAATGAAATGAGACATGATGGTATGAGTACTGGTCTTTTTTCAGATGAAGAGGATAAATACGAATTTATAACACCAAAAAAAGAATTTACTGGTTTAGACCAAATTGGTGATGGAGAAAATGATTTAGAATACGGTACAATGGATGATGAAGATTTAGATGATGTTGAATATTACATTGAATTTGATACGGATGAAGTAAATGATGATGAAATATTTGACGAGATTGATGAAGAACTTATTGAACCATTACAAGAACAACTTAACAAATCATTAGATATGTTTAAAAGATTTTCAAAATATTAATAATATGGAAATTGTAGAAGTTGTAACATATCATTTAAATAATTTGGAGGAGGTCTTAGAGATTTCTTTCAGAACCAATTCAGATACTGAAGATGTGATAAGAGAGACAAGTATTCCATATTCAGACATTGAGGATTTTGGTTATGAATTTCATAATTTCTCAACAGATTCTGAAATGTTAAACGAGGAAGATGATTTTTTTGATGATTTTGAAGACGATGATTTATTTGTTGATGAATCTGAAGTTTTATCATTCTTAAATGAATATTATACCCTCTTTATGGATAAATTACCAAAACCAGAACTTTTTTAATGGATAGATATGAAGTTGATGAACTAATTTCATTAATGAAAAAATATACAAAATTAAATCGTAATGAAGAATTGGGGGAACAAGATGCCGCAGCAGCTGGAACATCAGCTGGTGGAGGTGGTACAAAATATCCCACAGTGACAAAATGGGAATCAGGTGTTACAAGAGGACCAGCAAATCAAATCGGTTTAACAAAGTGGAGAGATATCGTTAAAATAAACAGAGGTAAAGCAAATACTTTATTATAATTCTTCATATTTATACTATAAAATGACTAAATTGAAAAACACTAAGTTAATAGGGGTGTCAGATGATTTTAATTATATCTTTACAAATGAGGGTGTAGTTAAAGTATCAAGTTTATCTAATGACTTGAAAGGACAAAATGTAATACCTTATACATTTGAAAATTTAGATGTTGCAATAGACATTCTTAAAGAAAATTACCTTTATAATTACAAAACAAACAAATTATCTCTTCAGGAATATCTAGGTAAATCAAGAAAGTTTCTATATACAATAGTAGAAACTCTCAAACCGAATAATAGTTTTTCAATAATAACAGAATGGGAAAGTAGATTTGGTAACAAATTAGTTCTAATAAATGAATCCGTTGATAAATTAGTTATTGAAGAAAGAGTTAATCAATCATTTGATTTTTTCAAAAAAGTTCTTTTAGAATTTGACCCAATAGGGATGGTTAAATCAGGGGCTCAAAATGCTTTATCGTTTGCAGGTAAGACCCTCAAATCCGTTGGTGATTGGACTGTTGACCAAGCAAAACAAATCAAAGAAAAAGGTTTAGCAACTTACGCTAAGGAGGCTGGTATTTCTATTTGGAATGTTGTCAGTAATCAAATTGCATCCGCATGGAAATGTGTCAAAAGTGGTGTTGAGTGTACTATGGAAGGTATAAGAAAACTTTTATTTTCTGTAGGAGCTACTGTTGCACTTTCAGCGGTATCAACAATTCCTGTTGTAGGACAAGTAACCAATGGTGTTTTATATGGTACAATGTTAATATGGGATTTATATAAAATGATGAGTGGTAAATATGAATCAGGTCCATATCAATGGAGTATTTTTGATATAATTTTTGATATAATAGGTGCAATATTTCCTTATGCAGCAAGAATTGGTAAAACAGCTTTTGCTGGAATAAAATCCTTTGCACAGTTTGGAAAAATGGCTGCAGCTAAAGGTGGGATTTGGGGTAGTCTATATAAAGCAATAATTAATGGAGTTGGAAAACTTCAAAATTTAATTGGTCAAGGAGCTAAGTTTTTAGGTGAAAAATTGGGTATTAAATCATTAGCACAATGGGGTTCAAAAGCATCTCAGAAAGTAAAAGAATTGGCAGATGAAATGGCAGCGGGGGCTAAAGGGAGTCAAGTAGCAACTCAAAGTGGTCAAGCGGCTAAATCTTTAACTAAAAGTTTGACTCAAACTGAGAAGCTTGAATTTGATAAATTAGTGAGTAATTGGAAAACACAACAAGCTAATTTGGGTAAATCAGCTGACTTAAGAACTATGACTAAAGAGACGAAAAATCAATTAGTTCAACAAGCTAAACAAAATGCTAATCCTTCATTGAAACAACAAGTTAAACAAATATGGACTAAAGGACCTAAAACCCCAATGCCAACAAATGGTCAATTAATAAAAACAGCTCGTGGTTCATTTGTCTTTAGTTTAGGAGCATGCGCTGTTTTGGGAGTTCCTAATGCTGAGGAATGTTTGGGTAGAATTAAAAATGACTTAATCAGTCAGGAAGAATATGCTGATGCTGAAATAGATTATCAAAATCAATTAGCTCAAGGTATTGAAGACATTGAAATACAAGGTGAATTATAAAAATATATAAAAAATAAATTATGAAAACTAATATAATAAACGAAGAAATAAAAAGAGCCAAATTATTGATGGGTTATAAACCCGATTTGACTCTAACTGAAAACGAATCAAAGATAGAAGTAAATGAAAAACTCGAACTAGATGAACAATCGGGTAAAGAGTTTGTAAAGTTATTTTTTGGTAAAGTTGATGATGTTGCAGCATCAAATGCAGGAAAGTTCACAAGTTACCTTCAGAAGGCAAAAGCAGCTGAATATACTGCAGCTAAAAATTTATTAAGTAATGTTAGTAGTAAGGTGGGTGGTGTACTTTTGAAAAATGGTTCAACAATAAGTAAGGCTGATGATATTATTAATGCTATGAGAGCTGGTACAATAAGTCCAAAGGGTATGAGTGATTTAGCAAAAGGTTTGATGAAGTCTGGGGGTTTGAAAGGTGATTTAAGAACTAAATTGATACAAAAAGCGGCAGATTTAAGTATCAAAAATAATCAATTTGCCAATATGAGTGAAAAACAAATAGCAAAAGCTTTGAAGGCTAAGGGATATGCTAGTGATGTTGCCGATGATATAGCAAATAGAATTTCTAAAGGAGGTTCAAAAAACCCTATCCCAATCAACCCAGATCCAGTTCCACTACCTCAACCTGAACCTTGGTGGAAAGAAAGATGGAGAAATTTCAAATATAAAGATGCTTTGAAAATCGCTGGTGGTATTGGAGCCGGTGCTTTATTATACTGGTGGATGTCGGGTGGAGATGACCAATCTGGATTTCCTCCATGTTTAACAAAAGTAACAAAGGGTAAAGGTTTCACTGAAACTGACTTGAAGAAATTAGAACAGGTTGGTGGGGCATATTTACCAATGTCTATGCCAAATATGGTAACTTCAGAGAAAGAACCTGCAAATGTTGCTGATGCAAAGTTCTTCAAAGATGGTACTTTTGAAGCTGATGGAACTAAAGGACAATGGCAACAAAAGGGAGGTAATATAGAGATTTCACATAATGGTGCGGTTTATTTCATTGTTTGTGGTGATTTAGTAATAAATAATACACCACCAACACCAGCACCAAATCCTCAACCTGGTAGTGGTTGTTCACCAGCTTCAGATTTTCCATTTAGTTTTTATCAAATGAATTCTATGATTGGTAAAGTACAAAGTTGTGTAGGAACAAGACAAGATAATTGTATGGGTCCACAGACTGCTGCGAAAATTATGGCTTTCTTAGGGTTATCTGAAGCACCAAATCAATTAACTAAAGATATTTATGATAAAGTTATGGCTAAGTGTGGAGGTAGTTCTACAACAACTAAAACTGAACCTATGAAAGAACCACAACAAATTAGTGGTGGTGTTACAACAAGTAACAAACCTGAAAGTAGTGATGACTTCGAATTCTAAAACAAAAAAACTATGAAATTTAGAAATATGATTAACGAACAAGAATCTTTACCAGGTCCTAACAAACTTGGAAGTGAAAATGTTAAAAACAAACTTTTGAAGTTAGCAATTGATAATAATTGTTATACTAATAAAGGATTTCCTGCTGCAGCCTTTATTGATTCTAAAACTAATAAAGAGGTATTATATAAAAAGTCTGACAACCCCAAACTAGTTGAGGAAAAAAGAAATTACATATTTATTGTTCCTCAAGAGGATGGTGTTACATTTACTGTAGAATATAGGGATAGACCTGATGACCAAGGTAAGGTAATTAAATCCAAATCTGGTATTAGATGTCAGGCAATCAAACAAACAACAGATCCAGCATTAACACCTGACCAAGAACAAATTATTTCATTTTTGAAGGGTCAAGGATTTAAGGCTTATAGTGAAGTACCAGCAACTGAATGGAATAACTATTCTTTGGTTGACATATATAAAGATCCATCTGTTGTTGAAATTATGAAAGATAAACCTTATTTACAACAACAAATTGAATCCAATAAGGATAGAGTTTTTTGGATGTGGAAAGGAAAAGGTTTAGGTGCAAAAAAAGAAGATAAAACGACTAAAGGGACTGTCTTTGTTGATTTTTTGATTAAAAAAGGTTGGAAAAAACCTAGTGAAATAACACCTGACATAAGTACTAGTTATTTGGTGGTAGATTTGGGTGATTCCGAGACTTACAAAACTAACTCATTACTATCTCAATATAAAGACCAACTTAGTAATTTCCAAAAAGGTTATATTTTGTACGAACCTGTTGTAAACAAATCACCACAAGAAATAAGTAATCAATATCAACAAGAACTACAAAAGGCTAAACAAGACTTTGATAAGAAAACTTGTAGAAATGTAATTGTTGGTTATTATAATGAATTCAAATCATCATCAGTCGAACAAGTTCCTGCACCAGGAACTAAAAAAATTGTTGAAAAATGTTTATATTATAATAAAGGGAAATATCCTGGTCTTAGGGATGTTATTGATACTTTGATTAGAGGTGATTATACAAAACCTAATTACAAATTGAGTACTGATATTGATTTTTACTCAAAAAGTGTAAAAGAAAGTGAAGAAAAATTACTTAAACAAACAATAACTGAAAGTCTTAATAAACTAAAAACAAAAAAAAAAGGTATTTTAACTGAATCTAAAACAGTTAAAAAAAGATTAGAATTTTTGGTTGAAAATAGAGATTTAAACAAACAAAGAGATTTAAATTTATTTTTCAAAGACTTTTTAATTGAGAGTGCTTATTTAAATTCTGAGGGTTATAATTCTGAAGTTATTTCTGAACAATTCTTGGATTTATTAAAAGGATTTTTTACTGGTACTGGTGTTGAATCAGTTTTATCATCCTTCAAGGAATATGCAACAAAATGGTTGGTGGGTAAATTAAAAATAGACACATCAGGTTGGTTAGGTTCTATAATAATAACAGCAATGGGTAATCTTAAATTTGGTGATTTAGGAAAAATAACAAATTGTGACTTTTTAGTACCTTATTTGGCCAAAACTATTGGAGAAAGTGCTGTAAGAAAATTTATGGCAGAAAAAGGAATGGATAATCCTTTATCAACTGTCATCAGAAATGCTGTAGTTGAAGTTTTAGAAGATTCCGCATTTGGTCAAGCTATTGAAAATGGTTTAATGAAAGTTATTTGTCCTTCATTAGGTCAATTAAAAAGTAAAATGGATGTAGCAACTAATAAAATTAAAGATAAAGCTTTAGATGATAGTGGTACAAAATCAACACCAGCATCATTAGCGCCAAATTTGGGTGTAGCATCAATGTTATAACCAAAGACACCTGCAAGGTAGGACTTGCATGGGATAAACTCAACTAAAGAAAGGGAGGTATCCAACATCTACCAAAAGGACGTGTAAACGTCCTTTTGTGTTTTAGTAAAATGACTTTTTAAATTCCTCCCAAATTTCACCAACTGAAGAATTAATTATTTCTGAAAATATAGTTGGTTCGTAAGGTTTAATGTTTAATTTTAGATTTGCTTCTTCTGGTGTTCTATCACCCTTCAATCTATTACAAGATGAACAACAAGTTACTAAATTAGTCCAAGTATTTTGACCCCCTCTAGATTTGGGTAAAATATGGTCAATAGTTAGATTTCTTTTACTACCACAATAAGTACACTCATGATTATCCCTTTTATATAATCTGTGTCTATTAATTTTTAACTTATGAACTCTATACTTCACAAAATTTAACAGTCTTATAATCAAGGGACGAATAAAATTACTCCTACCTGATGATATTGGTTTATCACTAGCTTTAATAACTTCAGCTTTCCCTTTATTTACTAAAGTGAAACCTTTATAAACACTTGTTATGTTTATTGGTGTGAAATCCGCGTTAAGAACTAATACCTTTTCCATAGATTTGATTAAAAATACTTATATAAATATTAAACAATAAAACTGACAAAAAAAACTTTAGTGACCATTATTCAAGATTTTTTTAATTTGTCAATAAAAAATGAATGAATATTTTTTTTATTTCAGATTTTTCAATATCTTTGTTCTAACAAAAAAATACAACTATGCTTGACTTCATAAAAATTACAATCGCGGCTTTCATCTTTTTCTCTGTTTTGGGTTATATGAACGAAAACAATTTAACATTAGTTGAAATGTTTACAACTTTTCCTAATAGTGAAAAAATAGATTCAGTTAGTCTTAAAATTGATACGTATGAACAAATTGTTAGTGAATACCCAACTAATGAATCAACAATTTCTGAACCTACAGTTAACAATGAAACTGTAATTGTTAAAGCTTTGGGTAATGTTGATAATAGTGATTTGACAGATGCCGTTAACATCATTAAAAATTTTTATGGTTATAATTGTGTTATTGGTAATGCCGAACCTATTACTGATGAACTTTATATACCTGGTACTACTGAAATCCTTAATGCTCAAACCTGTCTTGATAAGTTCAATACAAATAACAAAGTTGTATATATTGTTGACAAAAGACTTTGGGCTAGAGGTGAACATTTAAGAGGATACGCATCAGTCGGTGGTGGATTTGTAATTGTTCGTGGTGAAAAAAGTTTTTTACAAGAAACAATAATTCACGAAATTGGTCATACTCTTGGTTTAGGTCATTGTGATGATATGAGTTGTATTATGGCAGTTAATAATGACTTAGAGGATAGTGGTACTTTTTGTAACAAATGTAGAAATCAAATCAGTCATACTTTCCAATAATTTAAACTATGAAATCATCAACAGAAAAATTATTGAAATTTTACCAAGAAAATGGAATACTAGAGCTTAGTGAAGTAACAGGTCAATCCTTGGAAAAGTTAAATCAATTACTTAACCTTAATCTCAAAACATTTGAGGATATCAATTTTGAAAAACACGAGGAATTGGGTGGTGTAGTGGGTAGAATTACATTTGAAAATGGATATGGTGCATCAGTTGTTAGTCATATAATGTCATATGGTGGTAAACTAGGACTTTATGAGTTAGCCGTACTTGACAAAGAGGGTGAATTAACTTATGATACACCTATAACAAATGATGTCGTAGGTCATTTAACTCCTAAAGAAGTAACAAATTATTTAATAAAAATCCAAGATTTAAAAAATTAAAATTATGCCAACAATTTATCAAGATGTTGAAGCTGAAGTCGATATTGATGTTGAAGATTTTATTGACGAATGCTCTGATAGAGAAATAGAAAAACTAATCAAATATTTGATTGCTGAAGGTAAATTACCCAAAACTTTAACGAAATATGGTCAGAGTCAAAATCTTTCAGTAAATGATGTTCTTTGGTATGAAACAATATCAAAAATACAGAGTAATAGATTAGCTATGACTGATGAGGAAATTGAAATAATTGAAAAAATTGCAAAAAGATTTTAATCATGTATATTATCATTAAAAAAATTGAACAACCCAACGGTGTGGTTCTTCCTGTAGTTATTTTGGATGCAAATAGTGAGGTGTGGGAATTCCCCACTTCTGAAGATGCTGAACACATCAGAGATATATTCGAGACGAACTCTGACTCAGGTCACAAATATGAAATAAAAAAGATTTAGAATTACTTGACAAGTTAGAATTAATCACTTAGGTTTTACAACACAATTAAAAGAAACGATATGAACTTCATTGATGCTTTACAATCAGAGGATACTTTAACGGAAAACGGAATGGTAACAAATTCTTCAACTTTGAACGAATGTGTAAACCTATTCTTCACAATTGGTGCTATGAGAGGACAAGATAAGCAAAGACTTATTTCCACATTCTCAAAAGCATTCAATGAGAATCCGTTAACTGCATTGAAAATCTTATTTTGGGTTAGAGATGTAAGAGGTGGCGCAGGTGAAAGACAAATCTTCCGTGATATTCTAAAATATCTAGTGGAGAATCATCCGAATGTAGTAAAACAAAACATTCAAGCAATACCACATTTTGGTAGATGGGATGACCTTTCAGTTCTTTTTGGTACCGAGTTGGAAGCTGATGCTACCAATATGTTTGTAAGTGGTCTAATTGTAGAAAATGGACTATGTGCAAAGTGGATACCAAGAAAGGGTGTTATCTTCAATGCAATTAGAAAGGTATTGAAAACCACCCCTAAAAACCTTCGTAATCTGTTGGTAGGAATTTCTAATACTGTTGAGCAAAAGATGTGTGCTAACCAATGGAATGAGATTGAGTATGAAAAGACTCCATCATTGGCTATGGGTAGATACACAAAGGCTTTTGCAAAACACGACTTAGGTGGTTTTACTGAGTATTTAAATAAGTTAAAAAAAGGAGAAACCAAAGTCAATGCGGGTGCTGTATATCCTTACAATGTGGTTCAAACAATGAATCAAGGTAGTTGGGAATTAGCAAACGAGCAATGGAAATCTTTACCAAACTTTATGGAAGGTACAACTGAAAGGATTTTACCTGTGGTTGATGTATCTGGGTCAATGGGTTCAGTAGTTTCTGGTAGTATAACTTGTCTAGATGTAGCAATTTCTTTGGGATTATATATCTCTGAAAGAAATGAAGGGGTGTTCAAAGATAGTTTCATTACTTTCTCTGAAAAACCTCAACTTCAAGTACTTTCAGGTTCATTGAGAGAACGTTACAACCAAATGAGTCAAGCTGATTGGGGTATGAATACAAATCTTGAATTAGTATTTAATGTTGTCCTAAATCAAGCTTTGAAACACAAAGTTCTGCCTGAAGATATGCCTTCTAAAATATTGATTATGTCTGATATGGAATTTGACCAAGCTACAAGACAATCTGAAAGTGCGATACAGATGATTAGAAGACAATATGAAGAAAGTGGTTATTCACTACCACAAATCATATTTTGGAACATCCAATCTAGGGGAGGAAACTTCCCAGTAAGACATAATGAATCGGGGACTGCATTAATCTCAGGACTTTCACCAAGTATTGTAAAGTCAGTATTGGGTGGAAAAGAGATGACACCAATATCTATTATGAATGAGACAATCAATTCAGAAAGATATTCAATCATCGAGATGTAAAAGAAAAAGGAAAAATTGGTTCATAAAGAATGATTCCTGCAAACTAACAAACATTGAATCATTTATATAAGAACCGAGTTGGTTTACTCATTTTCCCAATCGCAAGGGAATAAATAAAAAAATCAAAAAACTCATTCTGAGACCAATTTTTCCATTTTTCTTTACTTAATGAAACTTTTTAATTAATTTAGCGTTATATAGAACAAAGGATAGATTCAGCAAACTATAAATCAAAACTTGTAAATTTGAAAAAAACTATCCTGACAATTTAGGTAATAACGAATGGGTTCAGCAATTGACTTTTGAATGCAAACCAAAAAAACCATTCCGAACCAAACTTTTTAATAATTTAGTAATACTTATATACAAATAAAACAATGAGAAACTCAATCAATCATATTAGTAAGTCAGTACAGCCGCAATTTAGCAATTGTTGGTCGACTAATCCGTATGGTTCAGATAGAGTGTCGTAATAGGTATAAAGTAATAATTTTTATATGAGACCCTGAACCAAAAAAGTTTAGGGTTTTTTTGTGTTCTTTGACATCGTGGGTAAAATATACTCCCCCTTGGTATAATGGTTGATTACATCAGATTTTGATTCTGAGGATGGTGGTTCGATTCCATCAGGGGGAACTTAAAAAAATTACAAAACATTTGGAAATATCAAAAATTGATTGTAGTTTTGTGGAAGAGTAAGGAAAGGTCGTAGGTAGCACTGTCCACAACCAGCCTTAAACGTGGTGGATACTTACTCTAATTTATGGTGGGATTGCCAAGTTGGTCAAGGCGAATGGCTGAAGATCATTTAATGTAGGTTCGATTCCTACTCCCACCACCAAACAAATGTGGTATGTACCCCAACTGGTAGAGGGGCATCATTGTGGATGATGTATGTGTGGGTTCAAATCCCATCATACCACCAAACAAATTGGAAGAGGTCCGAATGGACGAGGACACTGTCTTGAAAACAGCTGGGCGTAATTGCTTTGGGGGTTCGATTCCCTTCTCTTCCGCAACTTATAAAATGTCTCTATGGTGAAAAGGCAATCACACTTGACTGTTAATCAAGTATTCCTGGTTCGAGTCCAGGTGGGGACGCAACTTTTTAGTCCCATAGTTCAACGGATTAGAACCTATCACTACGGATGATAAGATACCTGTTCGAATCGGGTTGGGACTACAAAAAAAAACTTTACTTATTATTTGGAAATAAGAAAAACAAATTGTAGTTTTACATAACAATAAAAAATAATAAAAAAATGAGAAATTTAATGTTCATCTTGGTTTTCGGTTTTGTACTTAGTATTCTATTACCTCTTCCAAAATTAATAGGCACACCTATGACACTTGTTGTTTTAGGTTTGATTTTGGGAGTAGTGTCAATTTTAGAAAACACAAGAAAAAAAGTTTAATCAATTGGAGGGTAAAGTAATCAGGGTCATTACCACCGCCTGCTAAGCGAGTGATACCAATAGGTATGTGTTTCGAGTACACTGTCCTCCACAAAAAATTAAAAAATGTTATTAATTATTGGTCTTTTATTTTTGATAATTGGAGTAATCTTATTAGTTTTGTCTTTCATCAAAAGAAACTCGGATTTGTTTGTAATAGGATTTATATTTCTAATCGTTCTTTTGTTGGGAATTATTTATGGTTTAATAATATAGGGGTGTAGCTCAGTTGGTTAAGAGTACTAGTTTTGGGAACTAGTGGTCGCAGGTTCGAGCCCTGTCACCCCTACAATACATTTTGTCCTGTAACTCAGTTGGTTTAGAGTACTACGCTGATACCGTAGGTGCCGTGGGTTCAAGTCCCACCAGGACAACTATTTTTTTAATACTTAAAAATTATGAATCAAGAATTTGTACCCTTTGAAGAATCCTTGGAATTAAAAGAAATGGGATTTGATGAATTATGTTTTGGATATTACTCGAATGGTCAAATAACGAATGTTGACTTGAATTGGGTAAGTACTTCAATCAATCCCCCCACTTTAATTGATGGTGGATTCTATAGTATGAAAAATAGTGACACCACTAATGAACTTAATTGCACTGCACCAATCTATTCACAAGTATTCCATTGGTTTATGGAAACCCATAAAATAGATTCCAGTGTGATGGAAATGAAGTTTGTGATTGAGTCTGATGAAGATTTACCGAAATGGTTTTATGGGTTCAATAATTATGACGAAACAAAATTAGGATGTTTAAGACAATTAATTAGAAAGGTTAAAAAAAATGGAAAGGGTTAAAATTGGTGAATACAAAATTGGGGATAATTTGATTATCGAATTTGGTGAAAACAATCCCAACAATAAGGAAGTTCAGGTTAGAGCGATAGTTGATATGGAGGTTGTAATTTTATTGGATAAGAATCAAAATTATTTAATGGAAACAGTAAAATATATGAATCTTTTATGTAGATTTGGGAACGTTATTCGTGAAAAGAATGATGTGAGATTTCAAACCGAATTAATTCACGACCCAAGAATCTAAATTATGCTAAAAAGAATTATCAAAAGGAGTACTTGTAAGTTTTACGAATCAATTAGAAACCGATTTAATATGGAGTGTGTGTTGAGAGAAGGTGATTATGTTTATGATATTGAGGATGGGAGTGAATGGTTGTTATTGGAAAATCCCAATAAAGGTGGTTCGGCAAAAAGTATTTGTACATTTGCGCCTGAAGGTTGTGTGTATAAAATAGGAACACCATTCAAAAGATGTTATTTTGATGAGTTTGGTAAATTGAGAAAATACCTCAAAAGAGGTATGAACCCAGAAAGAAATTTTTAATTAATGACCCTGTGGCTTAGCTGGTTTAAAGCACAATACTTTTAATATTGGGATCGGGAGTTCGAATCTCCCCAGGGTCACTTAGGTATAGTTTGGATTATTAATCCCATTGAACTTGCGGTTACTTTATATGTGAATAATGAAGGGGTAAAATTAATACCCATTTGTTTGAAATCGAAAACTTCGAATTCTTGTTCCTCATAAACTCCAACAATCGAACTTGTTTCGTTATTGATGTATAAGGAATCAAAGGTTTTTAAGTTTATTACTAAACCTATTTCAACTGGGGGGATAAGTATTGTCATTTAATGGTTTTGTTAAATAAATATTGAATTTAAATTAAATTTTTATGTCAACAACTTGGAATGAAATTTGGAAAAATAGGAAGGTAGAATTTGATTCGTTGGATTATTCTAATTTATTGAAACTGAATGGTTATGATGGTCCTCAAAGTAATCTAACTCCACAAAATTTAAATCTAGCTCATAAGATTTATGCGGAAAAAATGAATTTAAAACCTAATCAGAGTATTTTTGAGGTTGGTTGTGGGGCAGGTTCTTTCCTGTACAATTGGTATAATAGTGGACATAAAGTTGGTGGATGTGACATATCTAAAAACTTATTGGAATGTACAAAAAAAATCTTACCAAGAGGTGAATGGTATTTAGCTTCAGATAGTGAATTTGAAAAAGAGCCTAAATGGGATCACTTGGTATCTTTTGGTGTGTGTATGTATTTAACACCAAGAGAGGTTTTGAATTTAATCGATAGAATGATAAATAAAGCGAATTTTAGTGTATCATTATTCGAAATCTCTGATTTAGACAAGATGATAGATTGTGAAAAAGAAAGAAGAAGAATGATTCCTAATTATGAGGTTAAATACAAAGACTTAAACCATTTTTATCATAGTAAAAATGATATTTCTGAACATTTAAATAAGTTAGGTTTAAATTATACCATTTATGATCAATACATACCTGGTTATGAAAATTCTAAATGGAGATTTAATGTAACTATTAATTTGGTTTGATTAATATAAATTCTACTTCCTTAGCTCAGTTGGTTTAGAGTAACATCCTTACAAGGTGAAGGTCATTGGTTCGAATCCAATAGGAAGTACAAAAAAACTTTACAAAGTGTTTGGAAATATGAAAAACAAGTTGTAAGTTTGTAAGACACTAGTTTTGTAGCTTAATGTGTGAAAGCGTTCAATGGGTAACTGTTGAAAGATTTAGGTTAGAATCCTGTCAGGACTACAAAAAAAATGTACCTCGATGCCTCTCATAAGAACGGCACACTAGCAGAGGTCTTGTTGCTTGTAAACGAATAGCCCAAGGTATAAGTTAGGAAGCTTAACTCAACCTATCCCCCACTGACGAGTGGGGTGAAGTTGGGGGATTAAAAAGAAATATTATATATCTGCAATATATAAAATTCATTAACTTAAAAACAATCAATATGAAAAAATTAACTTTATTTATTTTAATCAATTTTTTTTTAAACAATTTTAATTGTTACTCTCAAATAAAAACTTTAGAAGTCAGTAAACAAAAAGAAATTTTAGATACAATAACATATGACAGCTCAAAAAATTTTTTAGGCGAGAATGTTTATATGTATAAAAATCAAGAATTATATGTAATGCCACAACACCCTAGTTTAAGGAAATATGGGTATAGTTATTTTTACACTGACTATAAAAAGGAGGTAAAATACAAGTGTTGTGATGGTATTGGTTCAAAATATAGTGATTTAGTTGGTCAATATTTTCTTGTCGTAGATATAATAAAAATAGAAAAATCTGTTGATGATATTGTAGATACCGATAAGTTTTACCTCAAATTAAGGAATAAAAAAACATCTGAAATACTATACTTCAAATATAACACCAAATATGAATCTGATTTTCCTTTTTTAGTTGTTGGATATTATGAAAAACAAAATGAAATTAATGTTGGTAAAGAAATTATTCTAAAAAATGGAAAATGGTTAGAAATATGGTATGGTAAAGGAGAACCAATAATAGATTTAAAGACCGGTAGTATTTTGAATATTCAACAAGGTAGTAAATGGAAATGTGTAAATGTTATGGTTGAGGAGAAATGTTTTACTTTTGCTATGATTTTAGAAAATAATTTAGGACACACAATATTTTTACCATTATCATCATATAATAAACCAAGTTTCAAGATACAATGGGGAATATATAATCCGATAGAGGTAAAAAATTATATTGAAAGATTTGGTGTTGAGAATTGGGAAATAATTTTGAATAGTGAAATAAAAATTGGATTTACTGAAGAAATGGTTAAACTTGCTTGGGGGTTACCTAAAAAAATAAACAGAACGTCTGGTTTGGATCAATGGGTTTATGAAAATCAATATCTTTACTTTAACAATGGTAAATTAGAAGCGTATAATTAATTATAAAATTGGTCGGGTGGCCGAGTTGGTTAAGGCAATAGTCTGCAAAACTATCGAAAAACATTTCATCGTGGGTTCAAGTCCCACCCCGACCTCAAAAAATAGTTCAGTTAGTTATTTTTACTCATTTTGTTGATATTTATATATATGAAATGGAATGATAACGATATTGAAAAATTGATTGATTTAGTTAATCAAGGATTAAAACCGAATAGGATTGCTGAGATTTTTGGGGTTTCGTATAAAACGATAACTAACAAAATGTTTAGGATGGGTTTACAAGTAATTTATACGACAAATAAAACTTGTAAAAATTGTGGTAATAGTTTTGAATCTTATTTGAGTAAAAACAAATTGTTTTGTAATTCATCTTGTTCAACGACATTCAATAATAAAAATCGTAAACATACTGAAGAAACTAAAAATAAAATTGCAAAAACCCTAAAGAATAAGCCAACTAAACCTAAAGTTAAAAAAATCAAAACTTGTAGGATTTGTAATAACGAGGTTGTTGAAAAATATAAGATTGTTTGTGAAGATTGTAGATTGGAGTATTATCAATATTATAGACCTTCTTGTACTTTTCAGTTTGATGTAAAAGATTATCCACAAGAATTTGATTTGAGTTTAATTGAACAACATGGATGGTATTCTCCAACAAATAAAAAAAATAATTTAGGGGGTGTCACAAAAGACCATAAATATTCAGTGATGGAGGGTTTTAGAAATAAGATAGACCCAAGTATTTTATCACATCCTGTAAATTGTAAATTACTTTTATTTTCAGAGAATTCATCCAAAAATGATAAATCATCATTAACCTTAAATGAACTACTTGAAAATATTGAAATTTGGAATAAAAAATACGGAAATAGTTAAAAGTTATTATTATCTTTACATAACATATGGGGATGTAGCTCAATTGGTTTAGAGTGGTGGTCTCCAAAACCACAGGTTATAGGTTCGAGTCCTATCGTCCTCGCAAAACTTAAAAAAATGAAAGAAATTAAATACAGATTTTTGTTAACTTTTTATTCGGCTTTTATTTTTTTTCTAATTATGATTCCACAGATTCTAATTAGTAAACACATTTTTAATTTGAAATTTAATGAATATCTAATGTGGGGTGTTTTATATATCTCATATGATTTCACAACAAAATTTATTTTACCCAAGAAAAAGAAAAAAGATATTTAATATGGTAAGGGATTACATAATCGAGACATTATTGAAAATAAAAGAACACGATGAAAAGGTACATAAACTCTATACTCTCGGAGTTGATATTATTGACTTTGACAACTCCTTTTCGCAACTTGAAAAAAGTATTCCGACCTTACTCCGAAAAGAAAAAGACAAACAATTCGGATACATTCAGGACTTAGTTGGTTGGTGGTTATACGAAGATGTTGATAAAATAATTTATGTTGATGATATAGAGATTAATGTTGACAAAGTCGTGGAATTTGTTGACTATTTATTAAGAGAGTATGGAACAAATGACATACCCACAAATTAGATATGGCTTATATTGAAAGTAATTTTTTCCCACTTAAAGTTTATGTTCGTAATGAATATATGTATCAGAACCAAAAAGGTTTTGGGGAGTTTACTGAGGCTGTAATCACATCAATTAGATGTTTACCTGGACAAGCAACATTATTTCAAGTATTGTTAAATAATGGTGTTATGAGAGATAAATTACCCTCTCATGCCTTGTTAACAAAACCTGAATTACCAAATCCTGATTTTCCATTTCATTACCTACAAATATGGAACTCTTTTTCTTACAATTTCTCACTTATACAATTGAATTATTTACCTAATGCACCAGTCAGTGTTTTTATGAAAAACAAAAAATGGATGGATGGTAATTATTTTGCAACAATAAATTGGGGATCAAGTGATATGAACACCAATCTAAGTTTAGCTGAGGATGGTATGGAACACAAGTGTCACCATATTATATTACTAAAAAATGGACAAATTGCATTACAACCGAATAATAGAATTAAATGGTTTGAAGCAAGTTTTGTAACCAAAGATTTTCCTAAAAAACCTGATTATTTGGTTAATGACCAAATATGGAATTGTGAAACAACAGAAAAGTGGGCAACTGAAGATTCGGATTATATGTTCTACGATAACGATTTAAAAAATTAATTATGTTCAAATATAAAGTAGAAGTAAAAAATTCAAAGAATCCTAAAATGGGATTAGGTTTGTTTGCAAATGAAATTATAAAAAGTGACACAATTGTTTGGGAGTTTATTGAGGGTTTGGATATAAGAATAGACCAAGATACCTTAAACAAATTAAATGATACTCAAAGGGAGTTTTTCAAGAAATATGGGTGGAAGGAAGATGATGGAAATTATTATTCCTCTTGTGATTTAACGAATTTTATAAATCATAGTTTTACCCCCAATCTGATTTGTGTTGGAGAGATAATAAAAACAAATAAAGATATTGAAATTGGTGAAGAATTATTTATCAATTATGAAGAATTCGATGTTGAGTTCGACACTTACAAAAATGAACTTATTTAATTTTTAAAGATGAAAGAAATGGTAATTGTAAACTTCTACAAAAAATATGAAGCAAATTGGGATGAACTCCAAATGATAGCCTTGGACACAATTGCCAAAATGGAAGAAAGTTTGGAAGATGTTGAAATTGGTGAACTTTCAGTTTATCAACAATATGAAGATTATAGGACAGCTTGTATGCAAGGATTAAAAACATTTATCCTTCAAGTATTAAATGATTGGGAGAATATGAACATTTTAGTGTTGAATGGGGAGTTTTATAAGAAATTCGAGTTCTTAGAAATGGAAGGGATTCTAAACGATTGGGAATACTCAAGTTTATATAGAAATTCAAAAGAACTATTCACCTTCTTTAATAAAGAAAAGTTTCAACTAACACCAGAACAATTTGATTTTATTCATGCTCTTTATTCAAAAAATGATGATGTAATTTGTAACTTATTGTCATTTGAATATGAGGTAAGGGAAATAAGTGAAGAAGATGACAATACTGACGATTTAATTGATTAATTATGAAAAACAATATTTTTACAAAAGAAATAAAAGTCGCTGATGCTAATACATCAGTTAGTGAATTACTAAGAGAAACACTAATTAATTTCAGTTGGGGTTTCTTTGGTAACTCAATTGTTGTGTTTATGGCCAAAGAAATTGATATCGCAGTATTGGTTAATTTCTTCTTATATTATATCCTAATTTCAATGATTGTTAATCGTGCTAAATATGAAACTAACTTGGGGAAATTCTTTGTTTTACCCGGTTCAGCAGCTCTTGGAGCATTCACAGGATATAAAGTAGCACAAATTATTTCAACTTTTTTGTAACATACTTGACACTTTTTCGTTTTATCATTATATTTAATAAAAAAATAGTAAAAACTTCACAAATGAAATACAATCTCTATATGGACTTAACGATAGCAACTGAGGGTAGAAACCCTCGGATGGAGATGATATGATAATAGGTTTTAATTGTTAATAATGTCAATCCATCTTCCTAAAAAAAAGATGGATTTTTTTTTGTCACAAAGTTTGGAAATTAGAAATGGTTTTGTAACTTTGTAGTATGAGAAAACAAACACCATACATATCATCTTCAGTCGCCATAAAAGGGATTAATGATTCAGTACTTGCGAAGTCAGAGAACAACGATTGTGTAGTAAGAGCTTTTGCTTCAGCATACAATGTATCTTATGATTTTGCACACAAAAAAGTCGCTGAATTATTTGGAAGAAAAAATAGACAAGGGACATTTTGTTTCAGTATTGTAATGAGACAAATGGAACTTCAAGATGTAAGGATAAATAAGAAAAAAGTTCAAACAATAAGAAAAGATGTGAATCTATCTTATTGGGTAAAAGTAAAAGGTGTGAACAAATTAAGAAATATGACAACTGCAAAGTTTTTAGAGGATTTTCCCACTGGAACTTACATTGTCACAGTCAAAGGACATGCTTTTACAATAAAGGATGGAGTGGTAATTGGAAATCCAGAAGATGCAACTCAAAGAAAAAAAAATATCTTTGGTGCTTGGAAAATAGGATAAGATTACTTAACTTTGTAAAGTTAATTGAAATTGAGGAATAAAGGGCTATTGGTGTAGAGGTCGAACATGCCACCCTGTCACGGTGGAGATCAGGGGTTCAAATCCCCTATAGCTCGCAAAAAAAATTAATATTATGACAAAGTTTATTATTGCTTGTATTGGTATAATTATTTTGGGTTTTATTGGGAACTACATCATTAAAAAATATCCAAATTCTTGGGTTGCAAAATGGTGGGATGATATGACTGATAATGCCCATTGGTGGTAAAATATATGTTCCATTCGACAAGGGGTCTAAGTCACCTCCCTTTCACGGAGGAGTCATGGGTTCGAATCCCATATGGAATACAAATCTCAGAAGTAATTAATCTGGGGCTGAGAGGTTCGAAACTCTCGAATGGCTATGGTGTAAGGGCACACGGTCCCCCTGGGCGACAATATTGCGAAAGGGTATCCTTAATAGGAGAGAGTATTGTGAAACGATAGAAGTAAGGGACTGGGGAAGGGTTCGAATCCTTTTTAGTCAACAAACATAATGCAAGGAAGTGTAGAGGTTGCACATTGGGCTCATAACCCAAAGGTAGTGGGTTCGATTCCCACCCTTGCGTCAAACACAATGCAAGATGGACTGGAAGTGGTTCCAGCTCGGTCTCATAAGCCGTACCATGTGGGTTCGACTCCCACTCTTGCATCTAAATTATTAATGGGAAAGCGCCGAAGTAGGAGAGTCGGGGATGACTGTAAATCATTTGCTTTAGCTGAGGGGGTTCGAATCCCTCTTTTCCCACCACAATGCAGTAACAGCTCAATGAAGTTTGAAACATAAACAATAAAAAGCATCAATAGCTCAATTGGTAGAGTCCTTGTCTTCCAAACAAGATGTTACGAGTTCGAATCTCGTTTGATGCTCAAAATATAAATAAACCGCTATGAATCAGTTACAATTTAATAATCTTAAAGTGGGTGATAAAATACATATAAAATCTCGTGATGGTTTATACACCTTCTTGAAAAAAGATTTTAGATATGGAGAAATACACATTACTTGTAACAGATGGCAATATGAAGAAAATCCAATAAGGATAACAACTTTTGATGACTTCAAATGTTTAGCTGGTGGTTTATGGAGGATAAGATAAATTAAATGGGGACGCATGTACCAAGGCAGGGCGACAGACATTTGCAATGTCCGTGAGGTGAGTTCGATTCTCACCGTTTCCACCAAAAAAAAGTTATATGAAAAAAGTATTTTTATTTTTGATGTGTTTTGTATTACTCACATCGTTTTCAACCCCACCTTTGAGGGTTTTATTCATTGGAGATAGTTTAACTTGTTATACTGGTGGTTGGCAAGACCAAGTGTGTAGATATTTTGGATATCAAAGTGTCAATAGGTCAGTTGGTGGTAAAAGAACTGAATGGATGAGGTTGACATTAAATGAACATTTGAAGAGGGATTCATCTTTCACTTATTGTTTTATCTATGGGGGTTGTAATGATGCTTATTCTTATGTGAATCTTCAAGGCGCTGTAAACAATATACAGATGATGGTGGATAGTTGTAATAGGAGGGGAATTAAGCCTATTGTAATCGTTGGTTATGACCCAGCTAAAGTATCAATCAAAACTGTTTATGATGCTGCAACCACAAAGAGATGTAGAGAAAGATATGTGGAGTTTCAAAAGTTAATGGTTCATCCTGAAACTGGACTTAAAAATTGTAAAATCATTCCAAAGGATACAACAGTAACATTTCAGGATGCCGGTGATGGAATCCATCTTGGTGGAAATGGACAAAGGAAATTTGCTAATTGGGTAATAAATCACTTAAATCAATAATAATGAAATATATAATTCCAACAGTTTTTATTACAATTATGTGGATTTTTTTAATTACTGGAATCCTTAATACTATCCCAACACCTAAAATAGAAAATGGGGATATTCTTAAAAATTGTGTAATTGATACGATGTATGTTACAGAATCCCCATCTACAATTGAATATGGAAAACGATATAATTACAAGACAAGTTGTGATGAAGTTATTTTAACCAAGAGAAAGGATGTATATTCAATTGGTGATACAATAACTTATGTATATAAAAAAAGATAATACACTTTGCCGACATAGCTCAGCTGGCCAGAGCACGTGATTTGTAATCTCGGGGTCGTGGGTTCAAATCCCTCTGTCGGCTCAAATATTTTTCAAAATTATTCCACTATTGTTGTGTGAATTAAAAACTCTTCTTATATTTGTGAACACTAAAACGGAAACACAATGGCAAAAGAGAAAAAAACAATTCAAGTTGAGTTTATTAAAAACTTTGCAAATCTACAATTAGCAAATCCAAATAACTCAATTCAAGCGAAACTTGGAGTAATTGCGATGTTAGAAAAGGTTTTAAGTGAAGCAAATGCTTACAAAGGTTATATGTATTTGTCTTTAGGTCCTAACAATACACCACCTGAATTTGGTAGTGAGGGATGGGCATCAAGAAAGTATTTCTAATGGTTGTGACACCTAGTAATTCACAAGTAGTGGTTGACACTTTGAATGTTACCTGACTTTAAGGTTTTGAAGAGTAAAACCAGAAATCTTCTAAAAAACTTCTAAAAAATTTACAACTATGGCACTGATTTATTTAGTTATTGATAGACTTGATAAGATTCCAATTTTAACAGCATCCACGCGTGAAAAGGCGAAAGAACTCTTGGATGAGTTTATGGGATTACCTCCATACTTTGAAGATAAGGATGTGGAATATTTGGGTTATTTTCCTTACAATTGTAAATGGCCTGACATATATGAGGGTGACTTTAAGTATAGAGATGGGGAAGATATACAAGTGTTCAGTTTGTATTGTATGACATTAGATGAATTGAATTGATAATATAGTCCTGTGGCGGAATTGGTAGACGCTAAGTAAGATGGTGTACATTTGTCCCATAAGAAAGACCGATGCAACAGAAATGTGAAGGGTCGTATAGGTTCAAATCCTATCTTGACTACAATGAGTAAGAGATACTCAGTGGTCTTTTATCCAAGACCCATTTAACAATGGATAGGTTCAATTTGGACAACCTCAATGCCAAATCGTGGGAATAAAGGCAGGTAGCAGAGCCTCCCAGTAGCTTGACTAATTTTAAGAGGGATGACCCACAGGTTTATTGAAAGCAAGAAAACCGATATATCTACTCACTTGGAATCTCAGAGTGGGGAAATTTGCACCCATAGTTAAAAGGATATAACCTATCTCTTCTAAAGATATATTCCTAGTTCGAGTCTAGGTGGGTGTACTAACTATAAAAAAAACATAAACAATGAAAAACTTTTTATTTTCTATACTCTTTATTTTACCATTAGTTTCATTTGGTCAATTAGGAAAAACACAAAAAGAAATCAAAGAAACTTTAGGTAATGAATATGCAGTAGATTTTGTGGATAGATTTACAAACTACATTTATGATTTCAATTTCCTATATGAAGACAAATGGATGACTGAAAGATATATTTTCACATTTGAAAGGGTAAATGGTGATATGTATTGCACAAATTGGCAAATAGTTCGTCCAATTGAAACATACAATCAAACATATTGGGAGTTAGAAGATTATTTCAAACTAAACGATACCATTTATATTGGTGAAATTGATAAAACCAAAATGAATATAAACTTGTTTAGAGGAGAGGGTTATTATTGTATAAATGTCACATATAAACCAGAATATAAATTAAATTAAATTAAAATTATGAAGTTCAAAGTAGGAGACAAAGTTTTCAAACCAAAAGGTTACAAATTCCCAGGTATTGTTGTTGCGGTATTCCAAACCACATCAGGTGACACGAGAGTTGTTGCAGAGTTAATTGATAACGGAATGTTACACATTTTTAGTGAGAGTCAATTGGAACTTGATAATAACTAAATTAAAAACTAATATTGAGATGAAAAAAACCCCAATTCAAAATGTTATTGACAAAGTTGAGAAACTCGTAAGAGAAAGTGAAGTTGGTACAGAGGAAAGAAGAAAACTGAATCTTGTAGTTTCTTATCTGTGGGACGAACTTGACAATGAGAGGAAAAATATGACTGAAGTGTTTGATTCTTGTAAAAAAGAACATAGGGAGGTAACAGGAAAAATGTGGGTTAATAAACATTTTATGGATTACGAAAAATTTTTATGATGGAAAACGAAAATCAGGGTAAAACACCAAAACAAATCAAATTATCCTACCAAATCTTTGCAGGTTCAATGTTGGGTTTAATTATATTAGGTTTGGTTTATCTCATTAAGTTGGGATTTGGATTGTAAATGAAGGTTGGGTGGTGTAATGGTAGCCACGCAAGACTTAAAGAAAACTCGTAAAATTCTAAAAAAAATGTGTTTGTTAGTTCGGTTTAGGTACATTTGTTGATATTTATATATAAAGAAGTTTATATGAAAACAAAATACAACAAAGAGGTATTAACCGAGGCAATTAGAAAAAGTTTTTCGATTGCCGAAACTTGTAGAAATCTGTCAATTAGACCTAGTGGTGGTAATTACAAAACATTAAATTCTTTAATAAAAGAATACGATATTGACATTACTCACTTTACAGGACAAGGTTGGAATGTTGGATTGAAATTTAGACCAATGAAAACTTACTTATTAGAAGATATCTTGGTTGAAGATTCACAATATAGAAGTTCTTACAAACTAAAAAACAAATTGTTTGAAAATGGGATTAAACAAGAAAAATGTGAGGTTTGTTCAAATTCGGTATGGAACAATAAAAAAATTCCTCTTGAACTCCACCATATAAATGGAGTGAATACTGATAACAGAATAGAAAACTTACAGATTTTATGTTGTAATTGTCACGCACAAACTGAAAATTTTAGAAAAGGGAAGAGTGCTCTCGCTGAAAAGAGGGAAGTAGAATACCGTAAATTCAAGGAAGCCTCAGCTAGTAATGTTGGTGGTAATCTTGAGCCAAGTCTCAGGAATGAGAAAGGTGCAGAGACTAGACACGGTACATCTAAGTCTAAAAAACCAAAAAGACTTTGTAGTCTTTGTGATAAAGTTTTGAAGAATAATCAGACAACATATTGTTCAACAGAATGTTATTATCAAGGAACAAAAGGTAAAAGACCCCCAGTATTTGAACTTATTAAAAAATTTGAAGACCTAAAAACATTTGTTAGTGTTGGAAAATTTTATAATGTTAGTGATAATGCAGTTAGGAAATGGTGTTCTTATTATGGTATTTTAGATATGGTGAAGGTATAGTCCAGACTACAAACAAGAAATTGGTGGTGAAAACCATAGTAGTAAGAAAATCTTGTGGTCAGTAAGACCGTGCGGGTTCGAGTCCCGCCCCGACTACTAAAGATTCTATAGCTCAATTGGTTAGAGCTTTCCGCTCATAACGGAGGGGTTCGAGGTTCAAGTCCTCGTGGAATCACAATTGCCTAAGTGGCGGAATTGGTAAACGCAATTGTCTTAGAAACAATCGTCACATAAATGACTTGTGGGTTCGACTCCCACCTTGGGTACAATATTTTTTCACGTCTAATTCAATTAATTAAATGAAAGACATTATAAAAACTTTTTTATTCCTCAATTTAATATTCTATACTTTGGGGATGTATCACTTCAATACAATAAACATCTTTAAGTTTGATGAAATTGATAGTATATTAAATCAACATACCGATTCTAACAATTCAATTAATTTTTTATTAGGTTGTGAATTGGTGTTATTTTTTATTTCATTTCTATTAAAAAAGATTACTACAATGTTATATATCTTATTAGGATTTTTGTTAGTAATGTATTTCTTGGGGTTTCTAAATCCTGAACAATAAGATATTTATTGTTATGAAAAGAATTTTTATTTTCATTTTAATCACATTTCTAATCTCTTCTTGTAATGTCTTTTACAGAGAGAATTGTGCGTCTTATTCCCAATCTAGTATTAGACACAAAACCAAAAGTCCCAACTTAAAATATAAAGGAAAAGGAAACTCATTACCAAGATATATGAGAAATAGGGACTAATCTTATTTGATTTTTTCATCCTTTATTTATATGTTTCTGTAAAAATTATGGAACTGAAAATACTAAAAAAAGATACCAATGTTACTTACTATTTTCCCCACGGAAATAACGAACCATATTGTGTTACCTTCTTAAAATCAGGATGGAAAGGACAATATCACGTAATATCTGAATGGGGTGATTCTGGTGACTTTACACACAGATTGATGAGTCCGATTCAAATAATAGATTTGTATCATATTGATGCTAACGATTTACCTATAAATGACCAAGTATATTGTGTAACTAAACAAGAGATTTTGAATCATCCAAATGATTATGATTTAGGTGAATTTGTTAGGAGAAAAATTTCTTAATCCGAATAGTTTGTTTATCTTTGTATGAAACAAAATAGTTATGAAAAAGGAGAACAAAATAAAAACAACAATTGATGCCATAGGGAATGGTGCTCGTTTGGTTTATTTAGAGAAAAATCCACATGGATATTCTTCTGTAACAAAGATTCATAAAAGTAATAAACAATATTCACGTAAAAACAAAAGATATGAAATACAAAATCTATTTGGATGATGAAAGAACTCCAAACGACAAAGATTGGGTAATCGTTAGAAACTATGGTCAATTTATCAAAAAAATATCCGATATTGGATTGGAGAATATTGATATGATTTCATTTGATCACGATTTAGGTGACACTGCCGTTGAGGAATATTATAGAAATGTTATTAAAAAAGGTATATTAGATTATGACAATATCGAAGAAAGAACTGGTTATGATGCGGCTAAATGGTTGGTCGGATATTACATGGACAATTACACCAACTCAACTCATTTTCCTCAAGTATTTGTCCACTCAGCCAATCCTGTGGGAGCTGCTAATATTGTTAATTATATTAATGGTTTCCTAAGACATATGGACAAAAAAGAAACCGCAAAATTGAAAGTTCACCCGTTCACCATTCAAGATAAATAAATGAATATCTTTTTTTTGGATTATGATGTTGTCAAATGTGCCAAATACCATTGTGACAAACACGTTGTTAAAATGATTTTGGAATCAGCACAATTACTTTGTTCTGCACACCACGTTACAAACTCCAAATTAGAAATTCCTTACAAACTTTCACACAGAAACCACCCCTGTTCAATATGGGTTAGAGAATCGTTATCAAACTATTTCTATCTATGTGAATTGGGGTTGGAATTGTGTAAAGAATACACTTATCGTTATGGTAAAAGACATAAGTCCCAAGATGTTATTGAGTGGTGTGTAATAAATCCTATTAATGTAATTGATAAAGATTTTACTGAGCCACCCAAGGCTATGCCTGATGAATATAAGGTTAAATCTGTAATTGAAAGTTATAGGAATTATTATATTGGTGCAAAAAAATCTTTTGTTTCTTGGAAAAATCGTGATATTCCCTATTGGTTTTGTGAAGAAAATCACTTAGAATTAGTATAAAAAATTATGACAGAGGAAAAATTCAATGAGTTGAAAACTCTAAAAGAAGAAATAAATAAATTGGAGCGTAAGTTATCTACGATTAATAATTTGTTGGAATCCGTTAATTTGAATATGGAAATCAAAGGAACTTCCACTTGTCATTTCAAGATTAACAGATTTATTAATATTGATGGGGATGATTTTATTAAAACTATTTTAGATTCCGAGAGAAAAACAACTGAATTTAATTTATCACAACTAAAACAAGAATTTGAAGCCAAATAATTATGGATACATATAATAAAATTATGACAGCAATTTTGATGACCTTATTTTTCATTTTAATATGGAGAGTAAGAAAAAAAAGAAGAGCATGATTCTTAAAAAACATATTGGGGTAATAGTTTTTAGTGTTGGGGTTATTTCATTATTTTGTACTTTTTGGTTTATTGGGTTAATCAAAAATCCATTTAAAAAAAATGAACTTAGAATTGAAAACACAAACATATTAGTTGACGATATAAAAGTAATATCTCAACTTTTTACTTCGTCATACTATACTGAAATAGTTGTAGATTCAATTAAAAAAACACCTGGAATATTCTCGGATTATAATTATCATTTGGTTATTGTAGCACGAGGAACATCTTATATTGGTACAGACCTCTCACAACTAGACACATCAAATATTGTAATTAGTAAAGAAGATGATAAAATAAATTGTACTCTAATACTACCCTCAGCAAAAATATTTAACACGGTTGTTAATCCATCAGGATTTAGTATTTTTATGGATAGTAAAGGATTTACACCTAACGAAGTTCAATCAACTAAGAACAAGGCCTTAATTGAAATTGAGAAGGATGTGGTAAAGAATGGGATGTTAGAAAAAGCGAATGAAAGAACAAAAAAATTATTTACTGACTTATTAGTTGGGATGGGATTTTCTAAAGTTACGATTATTATCAAATGAGAAAAATATTAATATTAATAGTGTTCTTTTTTATTTCTTGTGTTAAAGAAAAAGAATTACCCAATGAAGACCAAATCCTTAATAAGGTTAGTGAAATGTCTACATTAGGTACGGTTGAATATAACTTAACTAAGATTATTCAAGTTGATGACAAACAATGGTATTCTATCGGACCTAGGAAGATATTGTTGGAGTGTAAAGCGTATGTAAAAGCTGGAATTGATTTTAGAGAAATTAAAATTGTTGAAATTAATGATAGTTTAAAAAGTATTAAGGTTGAGATACCTGATGCAAAAATACTGATAGTTAATATCCCACCAAATGACATAAGAGTAATAAATACTCACGTTGGTTTGTTAAGGGCAAACTTTACCCACGAAGAATTGGATGAAATCCAAAAACAAGCCGAAGAAGATATCAATAACAAAATACAGGATTTGAATATTTTGTTTGATGCAAAAAAGAATGGGAAATTATTTTTACAAAACTTTTTAAGAAATTTAGGTTTCCAACGAATTACAATTATTGATAATAATTATATAATACCCACTATATCCAACTATGACACACAAACTAACTAAATTTCAAACCCAAACTTGGGAAAAAATACAACCAATAATAAAAAAACATCCATACGAAGTAACTTTTAATTTTGATGATGATTTTGTAATTACACAACAAATAAAAGATAAGAATTACACCATTACTTTATTTCCAAAAGATGAAGTTTCATTCACAATATATAGACCTGATGGTGGTAGTAATTTGTATTTTTATAGTGATGTGTCTAAGTTTTTGTATGACTTAAAATCTTTGGTTGATTTATAATCTCCAAAAATATTTTTTAAAAAATCCCCATTTTAATTTTGATATTAGGATGGGGTTTTTTATCTTTGTAAGACAATAAAACGAAATAGAAATGGGAACAAATTACTACAGAATACCAAGTGTTGAAGAAATGGAAAAAAGAAAAGAAGAATTGATTGACAATATCAACTCCTTGGATATTTCACCATTGTCAATTGAAAGAAAATTTACAACAATCCAAAAAGAAAATGATTGGGATACTTATTCAATTTGGGATTTGTTCACCGAAAATACAAGTATTCATTTAGGTAAGCGTAGTAGTGGATGGAAATTTTTATGGAACTTTCATCAAAACAAATTCTACTCCAACAAAGAAGAACTATTTAATTTTATAAGAAGTGGTAGAGTTGTAGATGAATATGGTGATGAAATGGAAGTTGAGGAGTTTATCACAATGGCATTAGAGTGGGGACAACCTAATGGTTTAGATAGTGAAACATATCGTAAAGAACATCCTCGTCAATACCACTACGATTTTGAAGAAAAAGAAAAATATATTGATGGGCTTAGAGTTTCACCTCATACAGATTTTTGTTAACAATTTAAAATATTAAGAACTATGGCAAAGAGATTATCATATGAAGAAAAGAAAGAAAAATTATTGGTTGATATAATCAATAAAATGTTTGAAATTGCAGGACATGATGTTACCTTTGAGGATATCAAAGACCGAAAAGATGATTGGTATAATCAATGGACTATGACTGAAGACCAATACAATGAATGGAGAAAATGGGGTGCTAAACAAATCAAAAAGTTGATGAAGTTAACTGATGTTTATGCTGACAGACAAATGGCAATGATTGGATTGAATTATGGATTGAAATTTGAAAAACCTATAGAAATATCTTAAATGGAAAAAGACATAATCACCTATCAAAGTGTTTTCTTGGATGATGTAAACATTACAGTCCTATTTAAAGAAAATGAAAATTACGATATTGTTAAAAATCTTTTTGACAAATATGGATTTGGTTTTTATTATCCGAAATCAAAAACAATTATAATTGATGGTGAGATATTTCTTGATACTGAACTAACATTTGATGATTTGAGATTTGTTGAGGCACACGAGATAGGTCATCTGTTGTTAAATCACAAAGGTGGAATTAGATATGATGAAGACGAAATTGATGCTGATTTAGTTGCATATATGTTACTCAAAAAACAAGGATTAACCACCGATAGATTGGTGGATACATTTGAAGAAAGACACGGAGTTGAGTTTTCAACAGAATTACTCAAAAGAGTAAAAAACAAGTTTTAACAACAAAGTCCAACTTAGGTTGGACTTTTTTAATTTAATTGGTATTTATTTGTTATAAATAAATTATCAAAAATTTGTATTGAATGTCCTCAGATATTATTGTAGCATTTATTTCAGGGGTGATGGGACCTGTGACATTATTATATGCAAAACACTTATTAGATAAAAGAAAGAAAAAACCTGATATGTTACAAGATGCACTCAAAGTTGGGGAACTTGTAATGTCAAAAATAGAACATATAAGAGACGAATTGAATTGTGATAGAGTTTGGGTTACTCAGTTCCATAATGGAGGTAACTTCTATCCAACAGGGAAATCTATGGCTAAATTCAGTATGATATATGAAGTTGTTGGGCCTAATACAAATTCTAAACAAAACAACTTTAAAAATTTGCCAGTAAATCTTTTCACAAAATCAATTAATGAATTATTTGAAAATGATATAATTGAAATTCCTGATTTCAAAGATGAAACAATTGCAACATTTGGATTAAAATATATTGCTGAAGAAACGAATTGTAAGTCACAATATATTTTCGCAATTAAAACTTTGGATAATAAGTTTATTGGAACTCTCGGAATTGATTATACAAAAAGAAAAACAAAATTGGATATGGAAACAATAAACCACATTGCAGTTCATGCTGGAACATTAGGTGGTGTACTAATGAATCATTTAAAACAATAGTATGTCTAATGTAAAAAATAATATTAAAAGTATTTCAAACATTAATCTCACAAATTTGAATGAATTTAGAGATAATGTAGATGAAAATTTTGGGAAAGCCCTTGAACTTTTGATTACTAATTGGGTAAGTAATGGTAAATTCACAATAAGTATTGCAACAATTCCAAACGATAACAGTAAAGTTAAATTTTCTACATTTTTGTCAGGAACAACAACTGACGTTAAATATGATTTTCTTAAACATATTAATGAAAATATAAATACAAATGACCAAATAAAAAAACTAGGACAATTTTCAGTTGACACTTCAAACAATGAATTAGGTTTTAAATCATCAACAACTCCAGCTGTAGATTGGAAAAATTATCCTTGTGTTACAAGTTCAACAGATAAAAAAGAAGTAAAATTAGTTGATGGTAGTGTTACTTATGAAATAAGTGGATTCACATATTACGCTAATGGTACAAAAAAAGATAAAACCGGGAATGTATCAAATTATGTTTGTTCTGAAGATAAAAAAACAATTATGTCAGCTTCAACAACAACATTAACTGTAGGAGGTGGTTCACCAAGTAGTGGAGGTTCAACTGGATTAGCAACAGGTAGGTCAGCTATTGCCGCTGAATTAGAAAAACAAGGTGCCGGGGGAAGTCTTGCAACAACTGTTAAAAATTTAAAAACTACTACCACCGAATCAACATCAAATAAAACTTTACTTGAAGAAGTAAAAAGAATGAAAAAATTAATGTCATTATGAGTTTTGTAAAACCAATTAAATATGGAACACTTACTAGTGATTCATCTAAAACATTTGTTTACACACCAGAACAAAATGATCAAATTGTAGCACCATTTGATGGTGTTATTACTGATACCAATTTAAACAAATGTGGTGGTTTTATACAATTATCTCATTTGATTGGTGGAAAACTTATCTATTCTGAAATATGTGGTGTAAATAAAAATATTTTGGTAGGTAGTGGTATGGAGGTAAAAAAGGGTGAAGTTATTGGACAATGTGGTGGAAAAGATGTTACGTTTGAAGTAAAGGATTCAAATAAAGATAAGATAACTATAGCACAATTCTTTTCTACTAAATCAGAGGTTGAAAAGAATAAGAAAGAAGATGAAACTAAAAAGTCTGATGACTCTAAGAAAAAAGAAGAAAAGAAAAAACAAGAAAAGAATCAAGAGGATAATTTAAATGAACCCAAGGATAAAAAAGGTTGGGATTGGAAAAATCCAAGAAATCCTAAAGAGCTTCCTAATTTGTTTACAAGTTTAATGTTAACCCCTTTTGCAATGATAGAAAAAGGACTTACATCAAAGAAAAAAGAAAACAAAGAAGAAGATGAAAAATTAAACGAAGAACTAAAAAGAATTAAAAAATTATTATAATAAAAAATCCCCATCCAAAAGGTGGGGATTCTTATTTTTTGGTTAGAAATTAAAACTATTTCTCAACCTTAGCAGAATCAACAGAAGGGGTTGTTACTGTAGTAGTTTCAACTGCTGTAGAATCTGTTGCAGGAGTTGTTTCTTCAGTAGATGCAGTAGAACCACAAGAAGCTAAAATAGTGCTTAGAACTACGATTGTTCCAAAAAGTACGTTTTTCATTTTTTAAAAATTTTTTTTAAGATTTAATTTTGTATTTGTTATTGAACACTTAATAAATACACAATTATGGATAAGAAGTCAAATCTATTTGATTTTTTTTTGTTAAAATTTATACTTATGAAAAAAATATATAATATGAATTGGAAACACACCTTAATTATCGTGGTGTCTATTCTTTTTATTGGTATGGGACTTGGATATCTAATCAGTTATAATGCTGTGGAAACAAGATCCATCAATCAACAAATTATAGATACTGAAAGAAAAGTAATTGATTCCTTATTTAAGGAATTAACCATTATGAAAGCTGAGAGAGAGAAAATGGAATCTCAACTAGATGAACTCACTGCTGGTATTAGAATCAGTGAAACGAATTTGTCAACAAAAATAAACCAACTAAAAATTCAAAACAATGTTAAGATTGACGCTATTACTAGTAGTACTAATGACCAGCTTCTCGATGGGTTACGCGCAAGATTCTATAAAAAATAATTCAGATACAATCAAACCTCAAATTGATTTAATGATAATTAATGGTGATACCTTATTCACTATCAACAGAAAGTTAGCTGAAACTATTGCAATAGAACATGATTCTTTGGAGTTAACAGCGGAACGATTAAATGATTGTACAGATGCTTTGATAAGTTGTATTGATGTGAAAAACCAATATAAAGTAGCATTAGAAAAATCAGAGGGAATTACTGATATGTTGAAGAAGGAATTGGATAAAAAGGATAGGATTATACAAGGTTATCAAACAATAGATGTATCACAACAAAAAATTATTGGGGAACTACATAATGAGTTTAAGAAAGCAAGAAATAGAAATAAGTGGTTGACAGGCATTACAATTGGAGGGACTACTTTAGGGTTTACTTCAATAATCCTTTTACTTCTAAAATGATTTATTTAGATTTAATATGTCTTCGGACATTAAATTTAAATAATTTATTATTATGGAAATTACTTATTTTGCTTTAGGTATGCTCTCGATGGTGGCTCTAGTATTTGTTGGAGTTATTGTTTGGGGTGTGTTTAAGGTTATGAAAATTGAAAACCAAATTGTTGGTATAAAAGAAAGTCATAGATTTGATGTTGATAACATTCAACGTCAATTCGATAATGTCTATAGGTCTATTGGTGAACTTAGAGATGATTCGTACAGAGGAATTCACGAGTTTAATAAAGATGTTCACAAAAAAATTGAAGATATTGAAGGGCATCATAACATTAAGTTCGATGAAATTTCAAGAATGGTTAATGATATGTATAATGATGCTTGTAGATATACAGATAGAAGATTTGATAAAGCAAAACCACAAAAAGAAGTTCTATAAATTAAAAACCCCTCTTTATCGGAGGGGTTATTTTTTTGGTGGAGGCATAGGGAGTCGAACCCTTTCCTGTCCATCTTAACTATTAAGGACTACATGCTTAGGACAACATTATTCACAATGTTCCGAGTTAGTTAATTTTTGATACCCCAAAATCAACAAAATCAGTCAATTCATTTTTAGGGATGAGAATTGATTAGACAACCCTATAGTACTTCTGTTCCTGAGTGAATGTACCCCGACTCGAAAGTAATGACCTATTGACTAGGCTACTACTGCTTCTTCAGCACGGATTAAACCTACTGCAGAAAGTTTGTTGATAACGTTGCCGTTTATCGTTTCAAACCAGTTTAACAGACTTAGTTTAGGTCTGGCATGCCCCAAATAACTAACTATGTCAGTCGATACCAAATTGCCCCCATATTTTCAAATAACAATACTCAAATATAAATATAGTTATTGATTAAACCAATAAATTAAGGTATTTATTAATAAAAATATTTTTTATGACACCAAAGGAATTAGCTGATGAACAATCAAAGGTGATATTTGAGAATGACGATGTTATGTTCATTGAAATATATGGTTATCAGGCAATGGAATATTATGGTTCTGAATACTTGAATCGTACATATAAACCGAATAAATTAAGAGGTGGGGATTTGTATTTAGTTATTGATAAAAATGGAGATAACAATTATCAAATATTTGAACCGAAACATGGTAATGTTGAGATTGAGGATTTTGATGGTAGAATGAAAGAATTTGTTGATGTGATTAAAAAATATCCTGATTTAGAAAAAATACTTATTGATTTGGTAACAATTAATACACCCTATGGGATGTTGTTAGCGATAAAAAATGGTATTGATGTTGATAGATGGAGATTAAGAGATATTGATGATTGTTTTTCTAAAGTAGTTTTGAACCAAAAAAATCCAGGAAAAAGTATGATTGAGCTGAGTTTTGATGAGAGTGAATTTTTCGATTTTTTTGAGTTTACTAATGGGGATTGGGACAAGAAAATACTATCTAGTTTATTTGGTGGTAGGTATGGTGGATACTATGGATATGACATTTATGATAGTGATACGATTTATTACGATTGGAAAGAAGGATACATTTTGAGAAATATTAATGATGAAAATGAACAATTACTTACAAAAATAGTAACAATCGCATCACCAGCTCTATTGAAATTCAAAGATAATCAAGACAAATATTATGAAAGTGTTTCCAAATTTTTAGATGACAACTTTAACGGTGAGGCGGAGAATATGAAAGATGAATATAAGGATTTGTTAAATAATGGAGCTGATGAAAAAATTAAGAAATTTGCAATAAGTGATATTGGTGATCCATTTAGAGACTATGGTGTGATAGTAAAGGGTGAAAAATATTTTAGTAATTATGTTACAACCGTAAATGTCCTATTAACACTATATAAAATGATGGGTGTTGACAAATCCGCAACTTTGAAAGAATTATTTGAAAAATTAGGTAAAAGTTTGAATTTGAATATTGGAAACTATAACGAGATTGGAAGAGAAGCTTACGAAATTGATGAGGAAAGATGGAATGATGTGGTTAAATCTAACTTGGAGGAAATTCTAGAATACATAGAAGAAAATCCTGAACAATTTGAAGGAACAAAAAAATATGGTGAAGTTCTTCAAGCAATAGATAAGATGGGATATGAAATCGGTAGTGATTATCCTTTACCTTATGATAGAAAAAAAATATTTAGAATTGATGATATAAACAAAGAAAACTTAAGAATTATTTTAAGTTACAATGGTGATAAAGGATTCGAAAGGAGAACTTATTCTTTAGAGGAATTCAATAATTTTTTACAATCACCAGAATTATTTGAAAGTTTAGTAAAAAAATTAAAAAAAATGTTGTAAGATTGTGTTATGAAACACGATTACAATTTACTAAAAAAGGTTTTGTCCGTACCTACCAAGACATACAAAGAGGACTTAATGATTCAATTCCTTTGTGAATGGTTAACAGAAAACAACATCCCATATAATGTTGATAAAATGGGTAATGTTTATGCGACCAAACAAACAGATGAAATTGAATACTTTCCTTGTGTTGTTGCTCACACAGATACAGTCCACGAATTAGACACAATCAACATCCGAGAAATGATGTTACCCAACGACCAAAATGAATTAAAGATGGCGTTGAAAGCATTTAATGATGAAGGATTACCCACAGGAATTGGGGGTGATGATAAATGTGGTGTCTATGTATGTTTGGAACTATTAAAAAGTTTACCAAATATTAAAGCAGCTTTCTTTGTCTCAGAGGAAACTGGTTGTCACGGTTCAAGAAAGGCTGATAAAGATTTTTTCTCAAACGTTGGTTATGTACTACAATTTGACGCCCCAGGTAATTGGATGGTAAGTGAATATTGTATGGGTGTTAAACTTTTTGATAAAGAATCTGACTTTTTCAATAAATGTGACAAGGTATTAACTGAAGGTTTCAATAATAGAAACAAATATCAGTCACATCCATACACAGATGTTTATGCACTTAAACAACAATTTGATTTTTCATGTATTAATTTTGCGGTTGGATATTATAACTATCATACTCCTCACGAGTATGTTATTGTTGATGATGTATTCAATACTTTGGATATTGCAAATAAAATGATTGGTGAATTGGGATGTGAAAAATATGAAAAGAAGTTAGAATCAAGAGGAAATTCAATCCTTTAAAGATATTTATAATTTAAAAAGATTAAAATGAAAAAAATTATTTATTTGACTGAAAGTGATTTATATAGGATTAGTGAAAAAATCATAAAGGAGGGCGAGATTGAAGAGGGGATTTTTGATGGAATAAGTAACATCTACCAAGGACTAAAAGGTGTATGGAGAGGTGAGGGGTTTGAATTTTTCAAACATTTAAGTTCACTCAAAAATTTAGCTAAAGAACTTAAAAAGTTAGATAAACCAAATGTAAAAATAATGACAAAGCTTACTGAATTAAAAAGTAAGATATCAAGTTCAAAAATGCCTGATGATAAAAAAGGACAACTAATATATGAAATTGATGAAGCTCTTAAAAATTTTAATGAATATTCAACACACATTGATAATTTAGAAAAGGTTGCATCTGAAAGATTACAGGGTACATCAAATTTTACAGGTAATCCAAAAAGTGGATTAACATCACAACCAACATCAACACAACAAACTGGTCTTACACCACCATAAAAAAAAGGGACTATTCAGTCCCTTTTTTCTTTTTAACCTTTTTAACTTCTTTTGGTTTGAAAATAACATTTTCTTCTTCTACTGTAAGTGTATATTCATCATTCTCAACTACATTTCCATTTAATACTTCCTCCGATATAAAATCTTCAATTTTATCTTGTATTGCACGTTTGATTGGTCTAGCTCCATAAGTTTCATCAAAACCTACTTTGGATATTAGTTCCAATACTTTTTCATCACAATTGATGTTATAATTTAAACCTTTCAATCTACTGATTAATTTATCAATTTCTAGTTTAACTATTTGTTTAACTTCATCTTCTTTCAATGTGTTGAAAACAATAATTTCGTCAATACGATTTAAAAACTCAGGGGCAAAAAACTTTTTGAGTTCTTTTTTCAGAGTGTCTCTTTTTTGTTCCTCTTCAATATATGTGTTCGTCATTGTTTTAAATCCAACACCAGTCCCAAAGTCTTGTAATTTTTTAACACCCAAATTTGATGTCATAATAATGACACAATTTTTAAAGTTAATTTTTCTACCCAATCCATCAGTAAGATGTCCATCATCTAAAACTTGGAGTAAGGTTGAAAATACATCTTTATTAGCCTTTTCAATTTCATCAAAAAGAATTACAGAATATGGTTTATTTTTAACTTGTTCTGTTAATTGTCCCCCTTCATCATAACCAACATAACCAGGAGGTGAACCAATCAATCTTGATATTGTGTGTTTTTCTTGGAACTCTGACATATCTACACGAATAAGATTATCTTCACTTCCAAAGATTTCTTTTGCTAATTGTTTTGCAAGATAAGTTTTACCCACACCTGTTGACCCTAAGAAAATAAATGAACCAATTGGTTTAGATGGGTCTTTAATACCTAATCTGTTTCTTCTTATGGCTTTAGCTATTTTAGAAACAGCTTCAGACTGACCAATTACTTTTGAAGATAGATTTTCATCTAATGAAGATAATTTATTGGTTTCATCTGAACTCATTTTTGATACAGGTATTTTAGTCATATTAGATACTACTTCATATACTAATTCAGAACTAACCTCTTTTTTCTTATGTAATAAATCAAATTCAAATTTCTTTTTTTCATCTTCCAATCTATCTAAGATTTTTGTTTCCTTGTCTCTTAAATCTGCAGCTAATTCGTAGTTTTGAGTTTTAACAACCTCAATCTTTTCTTGTTTGATTCGTTGTGCTTGAAGTTTTAAATCTTCAATAACTTGGGGCATTTTGATTTCAACTTGACTTCTTGCCCCAACTTCATCAATAATATCAAATGCTTTATCTGGGAACTCTCTGTCTGTGATATATCTTTCCGCTAAATCAACACATAATTTTAAAACCTCATCGGTATAACTTACTTTGTGGTAATTTTCATATTTTTCTTTAACATTGATAAGGATTTGTAATGTTTCATCTTTTGATGATGGGTCAACAATTACTTTTTGGAAACGTCTTTCTAATGCCCCATCTTTTTCAAAGTTCTTTCTATATTCATCTAGTGTTGTTGCACCAATACATTGGATTTCACCCCTTGCCAAAGCTGGTTTGAATATGTTTGATGCGTCTAAAGAACCTGAAGAATTACCAGCACCTACTATTTGATGGATTTCATCTATAAATAATATAATATTTGGGGCTGATTGTAACTCTTCAATAATTACTTTCATTCTTTCTTCAAATTGGCCACGATACTTAGTTCCAGCAACAATTGAAGTCATATCCAAAGACATAATTCTCTTATCCATTAGATTTCTTGGACATTCACCATTCAATATTTTTAGTGCTAATCCTTCAACAATTGCAGTTTTACCACAACCTGGTTCACCAATTATAATTGGGTTGTTTTTCTTTCTTCTTGATAAGATTTGTGCAATCCTTGTGATTTCTCTATCACGACCTACAACCGGGTCAAGTTTTCCTTCTTCAGCAAGTTTTACCAAATCTTTTGCAAAGTTATTTAGTACTGGTGTATCACCCTTACCTTTACTTGAGTAATCTCCATCTTTAGAATCTATCATAATTTGTTTTTACTTAATAATAATATTTTATTCAATATTTTCAACTGGTTATACTATGACAAAATGTCAGTGTAATTTTTAATAAAACTGACAATCTTGATTATTTTATATAAATGGTATATTATTCGTGTTATAGAAATTAAAATAAACTTTAAAACAAAAATATTAATATGTCAAACAGAGATTTTTTAAAAAAATTTGATGAAATTTTACAAGAGATTTTTGGCGAGGTTAAGGGTAACCCATCAACACCATTTCAAAGTTTTTCTGACAACCTAAATTATGATAATTTAAATTCAGATTTCAGTAAGTTTAGAAATTCTGTAAGAAAAACAAAAGATGGAATTGTTACAACAATTTATTATGTAATTGGTGATGATAATAAATGGACTTCAGCTAATGATAACAATCTTAAAAATTTACAAAAAGAATTAGATGAGTGTATTAAAAATGAGGATTTTGAAAAAGCTGTCGTGTTACGTGACAAAATAAAGAATTTTAAAAATAACTCAACCAAAATTGAAAATTTGAAAAAAGAGATGGATATTGCAATTAAAGAACAAAACTTTGAAAAAGCAATTGAAATCAGAGATGAATTAAAAAAAATAAATTAACCCTAACCCCCATTGAACTTGGGGGTTTTAAATTTAAAATATTATGGCAATAATAAGAGAACAAATTAATGGTACTAAAATCATCAATGAAATTCAGTCTAGTAATATTAGAAAAACTGAGTTTGATACTGAAACAAAAGAGTTAGTTGTGGAATTTAACAACGGACTAAGATATTCTTATGAAAATGTACCCCATCAAGTTTATACACAATTCAGAATGTCAGAATCTCAAGGTAAGTATTTTAATTCCAAAATTGCAAAGACTTATAAATACAAAAAGTTATGATAATTATTGTGGAAACACAATATATTTATTATAGATGGAAAATCTTAATTCTGTAATATCAAGTTTTAACTTACAAAAGACATTACAACCTAAAATTTGGGTTGACAATGGTAAAAAAATGAATCCAAAGGTTAGAAAAAATCTTTTGGAAATAGCATATCAATTCATAGACTCATTTGGATTGGATGTCGTGGTTGATGACATCATAGTAGTTGGTTCTATCGCTAACTACAATTGGTCAAAATTTTCTGATATTGATTTACATATATTGATAGACTATAATCAATTCCCTAAAAAACTAAAACCTCTCTACATTGAATATTTTGATCTTAAAAAGATAGTCTTTAATCAAAAAAGGGATATTAAAATGTTTGGGTATGATGTTGAAGTATATGCTGAAGACAGTGATATGAAAGGGGTTAGTGGTGGAATTTATTCAATTTTGAATGACGAATGGTTATCAAAACCAAAAAAGGAAAGTATGGATAAACCAAATTTTACGTCAATCAAACAAAAGTCAAAACAATGGATGAGAATTATTGATGGTGTGATTGAAAATATTGAAAACGAATCCCCCAATGAGATTAAAAACATTATTAAAAAATACAAAGAGAAACTAAAAAAATATAGGTTATGTGGACTTGAGAAAGGTGGGGAAATGTCAACTGAAAATTTAGTATTTAAAGTCTTAAGAAGAAATGGTTATATTGAAAAATTATACAATATACCAACTAAACTCATAGATAAAAAACTTTCTTTGGATGAAAAGCTAAAGAATTAAATAATTCTGTATATTTATATTTAAAAAACAAAAAAAATTATGGGAAATTTAAAACCTATTGGTAGTGAAAAATTACAAGGATTAGATAAAATTAGAAGAATTATCGAAATATCTAATTACAATCTTAATACTCCGAAATCAATCAACGAGGATTCATCAAACGAATATAAAAAAACATTAGCTGATGGTAATACATATCACATTGTTAAAGAAAAAAGTGGATATGTTATTAAAAAAGGATTAAATGAATCTGTTGCAGAATATATTGAACCAATTAAAAACAGAAAATTTTATCCATCGTATTCTCAAGCTCTTAAAAGATTAAATATTATAACTAAAGAAGTTAACATAGTTGAGGGGCAAGTTAAAAATCTTTCATTATTTAATGAAAGTGAGGATATGGAATATTACTTAGATTTAGAAGAACAAGAAACAACTCCAGCACCAGCTCAAGCTCCAGTACCTGCAGGTCCACCAGCTCCAGCTGAACCTACAATACCTGAACCAGAAATACCTACAGAAGAACCTATGCCAGAACCTGAAATGCCTCCAATGGATGAAGAAGGTGAGGACGATGAAGAAATGATTACTATGAAATCAGTTCAAAAGGCAACTGGAAAATTGGCTCAAAAGATTAGAGCTTTTTTAGGTAATGAAGAAAATGAAATGACTTCAGAGGATACTAAATATGTTATTAATTCTATTCTTTCAGCATTAGATTTATCATCTTTGGATGACGAAGATTTAGATGAAATTATGTCTAAATTTGAAGGCGAAGAAGGTGGAGAAGAGGAAATGGGTAGTGAAGAAGGATTATCACCTGAAATTGGTGGTGAAATGGGAGGAGAAATGTCACCAGAGGAAATGAGTCCTGAACCTCCAGTAGCACCTGAAGGTGGTGAAATGGCAGAATATCGTTTACATGGTGCAAGAAAAAATAGACATATGCAGAAAATGGAAGAAATGTTTGAAGACATTTTTTCTGAATCAAAAATTGATAAAGTTTTAAGTAAATATTTTGTTGAACAAACACCTAAAAAACAAGATAGAACAATAACGAAAATACAGAATTTAGCTGAATCTTTTAAACAAGAAGTAAAATCAGTTAAACTTTATGAAAAATACAATAATTCCAAATTTTTAGGTAAAAACAAATACGGTCAATTGGTATTTGAAATGAACGACAAAAGAATTAGAGTTAATCCTAATGGGGAAATTTTATGAATTTTTTGATATACGTTAATAAGTTAGGCCAAAATTATAAAGGAGAAAATTTATATGAATTCATTTTCTCAGAAAACTTGGAAAGTATTTGGGGTGAATCATGGGATAGTAAACCAGCAAATGGTTATCCATCTCCACCTGATTTAGAACTTGTATCAAAAGTTGGATTGTTAAAAAACGTTTTAGATTTTGAAGTCTTACAAAATTCAGATATATTTTCAATGATTGATGGTATGGATGATGTAATTGCCTTAGCATGGGAAAATGAATCTGAAAATGTTAATTTTGACAAACAAAAAAGATTGGTTTTCAGATTTGGGGATAAAATTGAAGATGTAAAAAATAAACTATACGAAAGAGACATCGTATTAGAATTTGAAAGAAAAGTACAATATGAATCTTAATAAAAAAATCGGTTTCTTATTAGATAATGGTTTAAGTCCCAATTTTATATCTTCAATGAATGAGGGTCAGGTTAATACAATTTTTAATCGTTTGGTTGAGAATAAAAAAGAGACAAAGGAGGCTGTTCAAACAACTCAAAAATCTGGATATGAAACAAAAATAACACCAGGTACTAAAGCTAATATCCAAATTGATGGTACTATAATTTCATCATCACCTGATAAAGGTATTACAATTCAGTCAACAAAAGCACCAGTAGGAACCGGTGAACAAACTGAAGGTGAGATGACAGAAAAATTTGAATCAAAAGCACAACAAGGTTTATTTTGGGCACGTTGTAACAAATGTAAGGATGAAAATTGTAAGTGGTGTAAAATGGCGAAAGAATTTTCAAAGAGTACATCCAAGAAACAATATGAAAAAATGCCAGAAAAAAAACATCCAGAAAAGACTGTAAAATATAAGAAAAAGAAAAAAACAAACGAGGAGTTTACAATGGCAAATTATTTTGATAAAGTTGCTAGTGTATATGCGAATAATGCTATGGGTAAAACTGTTGACTCATTGACTAAGGAACAATTTGTAAAAAAACATATAAATAAAATTGTAGAAAACAATTTAAGACCAACTATGAAAAAAAGAGATTTATTAAAATTAATTGAATCTGAAATCAAACATAAAAAAGGTTTGAACGAAGATTTTTATATGGATGAAATTTGACTTTATGTCGGATGTTGAGACAGCCCCAATCATCAAACCTAAAATCAAACCTAAAAGAGAAACTGAACCAGAATGGGAACCGGATGAAGAAGAACCTGTAATTCCTGATCCAAATGCAGACCCAGAACCTCAAGCGGATACTGACTTAGAACTTCAAGCAAAAGAAGACGATTTTAGTGAATACAAAGATGATTTTGATTTTATTATGTCAAGAATGAATGAAAGTTTATACAAACCAATCAAAGTTAATAGATTCTAATAATGAAAAGATTACTATATGAAGCACCTGTTGATGATTTTATGAGTCAAGAGGCCAAAGAAAAGATTCTTGGTGCTCAAAATAGAAAATATCAAAAGGCAAAAGAAGAAAGTGGGGATATATGGTTAGGTGAATTAATGGTTTATTTACCAAAAATAGAAAGTCAACATTATGGTAAATTGTTAAAACTCGCTAAAGCTTTATTTTTTTCAAGATTTCCAAAAATCAAAGAAAGAATTGATAATGGTTCAGTTACTCTTAATGTAAATTTTTCAACTGGAGTGAATCCAAGAAAAACACAACAAACAATTACACCTCAGTTTATAGAAAAAGCAAAAGAGGTCGACCCATTGTTTGATGAAAGAGTTAAGGCCAGAAATTTTATTAATGCAACGACTCAAGGTAGTGCTTGGGCTGAGGGATTTAATTTGTATAAAGATGTTGAATCACAATTAAATCAATTAGATCCTGAATTGACAAAACAATATAAAAAGTTTGAGAATTCAGCAACAGTATATTATAATGACAATTTAAATAATTTGGAACAAATGGCAAAAAGAGCAACAAATAGAGTAGCTTATGCTGATGTTGTTCCAGACCAAAGAAATCCTGGTAGTTGGATTATTAATGTTGAAGCCCCAAATTTTCCTTTATTGATGCACGAGTTGTATAAAGCTGGGAGATACTTTAATTCTCTACTTTATTTACCAAAAGACAAAGACGTTAATAATACTCTTACAAAAATTACTGATATTCATAAACACGAAATTCGTAATATGATTACTGGTAGAGAAATCAGTTCTAAATTGAGATTCTTATGGGGTGAATTAATTGATGATTACGAAACTTGGATGGATAGTGCAATACAAACTCAATTTAACAAATTAGCAAACGACAATCCAAAACTATTTAATGAAATTATGTATGATGGTGTTTTAAGTGGAAAACCAGCCGCAATGGATAAGTTTGAAAAATTTTCACAAATGATAGTAAATACGATAAAGAAAAATCCTCCCAAAATGGAGAAACCAAATTATGATGAACTAATTAAATCTGAAAGAGGAATGGAATATGATGATGAAGATGATGAGGAATATGAAGATGAAGAAGACGATTTAAGTTGGTTAGACGATGTTGATTATGATGAAGATAAAGATTAAATAAAATTATGACAAAACCCCCATTTAGAAATAAGTGGGGGTTTTTATATTTATATAAAATACAATTTATGAGTTTAACAAAAGAACAAGTGATGATAGAGTATGTAAGATGTATGAAAGATACACCTTACGCACTAAGAACATATTTGGAAACATACGACAACACCGTGTCAAAATATGTTCCTTTAGAGTTATTCCCAGACCAAGTTTCATTATTAAATGATTATGAACAATACAATGAGAATATCGCATTAAAATACAGACAGGCTGGTGTATCAACAGTAACTGCAGCTTGGATTTCAAAAAAAATAGCTTTTGCCAAAAAGACAAAACCAGAAAAGATTTTGATTATTGCCAACAAATTGGACACCTCTTTAGAAATGGCCAATAAAATTAGAATGTTCATTAGTCAATGGCCTAGTTGGGTTGGAATTGACTTTGCGACTGAAAAGAACTCTCAAAAACATTATAAAACAAATAATGGTTGTGAAGTTAAGGCTGTTGCAACATCTAAGGATGCTTTACGTGGTTTTACCCCAACAATTCTTGTATTTGACGAAGCTGCGTTCATTGATGCTGATTCTGATTTTTGGGCTGCTTGTATGGCTTCATTATCAACTGGGGGTAAAGTTATTGTTGTTTCAACTCCAAATGGTTACGACCCAATTTATTATGAAATATATAACCAAGCAAGTAGAGGTATGAATGATTTCAAAATCTCTGAAATGTATTGGTTTAGAGACCCAAGATACACCAAGGATTTATATTTGGTTAAAACTCAAGATGTTATTCATTATCTTTTAAATAAGGAAGAATACTCCAAAGAAAGTATTAATAGTTGGGAATCTATTCCATTTGAGGAAAGAAATTACGATGAACTCAAAATGATGATGGATTCTGGTTACAAACCTTGTTCGTCTTGGTTTGAGGGTATGGTCAAAAAATTGAAGTACGACAAACGTAAAGTTTCTCAAGAGTTGGAGTGTAACTTTTTAGGTTCTGGTGACAATGTATTTGATTCTTTGTTAATGCAAAAGATTAAAGAAAATTACATAAGAGAACCCCAAAATAAGATGATTGGTAATTCTTTATGGTTATGGAAAGAACCTGTGATGGGACATAAATACGTGATGGGTGTTGATGTTAGTAGAGGTGACAGTGAAGACTTTAGTTCATTTCAAATTATTGATTTTGATGAAAGAGAACAAGTTGCAGAATATGTGGGAAAATTACCACCAGATACGATGGCCGAATTATGTTATAAATGGGGTAATATGTATAATTGTTTTATTGTAATAGACATTACAGGTGGTATGGGTGTTTCAACATCAAGGAAACTACAAGAAATGGGTTACAAAAATTTGTATGTTGATGGTGTTGATTTAGCTAATAAATGGAAATATGACCCCAAGGCATTAGATAAAATACCCGGATTAAATTTTAACAACAAACGTGTTCAAATTATTGCATCATTTGAAGAAGCAATGAGACATGAGTTTAAGATTTATAGTATGAGATTGTTCAATGAAATGAATACTTTTGTATATATAAATGGAAGACCTGACCATCAAAAGGGTCAACATGACGACTTAATTATGTCAATTGCGATGGCCACTTATGTTGCCGAATCGTCATTTACTAGTTTAGAGAGGGTTACAGAACAAACAAAAGCAATGTTGGATTCTTGGTCAGTAAGTAACAATGAAAATGTTACTAAACAAATAGAATTTAATCCGGTAATGCCATATTATCAAGATAACAATTTCAATAGACATAATCAACAACAAATCAGTAAAGAGGATTATATGAAATATTCTTGGTTATTTGGTGGGAGATAATATTTATAAATAAAAAAAATATGGGTTTAGTTGATAGAAAAAAACAAGGTAACAAAATATTAGCGGGGTCTAAATTGAATGTTCCTGGACAAGGTATTGCCTCAGTTAAAATTCAATCTCAAGATAAACCTAGTATTAAAAGTAACAAACAAAACACGAACAATTAACTCTTTAGTTATTGTTACCTAAGATTAAATTAAATTTATGGAACAAAATCAAAACAACTTAACGGTTTGGCAAAGGTTATCTCATGCGTTTGGTCCCAACGCACTATTGAATCAGGATTATCCGACTTATAAGTTTGATAAAAAAGAACTTTTAAGAACAACTTCCAAACAAGAATATGAAAAGGAACTACTTCAGGCTCAACAAACATATTATTTAGCAAATCAATGGACAAAAATTGAAAGTAATTTATATACACAAGCGGTATATTATGAACCAACAAGATTAGCATCGTTTTATGATTATGAATCTATGGAATATACACCTGAAATATCTGCAGCATTAGACATTTATGGAGAAGAATCAACAACAGTTGATGAGGATGGGTTTATGTTACAGATTTATTCAGAATCTAAACGTATTAAAGGTATTTTAGCCGACTTATTTAATAATATTTTGGATATCAACACCAACTTACCTATGTGGACAAGAAACACATGTAAGTATGGTGATAACTTTGTTTATCTCAAATTAGACCCTGAAAAGGGTGTTGTTGGTTGTATGCAATTACCAAACATTGAAATTGAACGTTTAGAAAGAGGTATGCCAGCACAAGCAAGTAGACAAAACGTTGAAGAACCTGCTGAAAACAAAGGTTTGAGATTTAAGTGGAAGGCTAAAGATATGGAGTTCAATTCATGGGAAATTGCTCACTTCCGTTTATTAGGTGATGACAGAAAACTTCCTTACGGTACATCTATGTTAGAAAAGGCAAGACGTATTTGGAAACAATTATTGTTATCTGAGGATGCTATGTTAATATATAGAACTTCACGTGCACCTGAAAGAAGGGTATTCAAAGTATTTGTTGGTAATATGGATGATAAAGATGTTGAACCATATGTACAACGTGTTGCAAATAAATTTAAACGTAGTCAAGTTGTAGATTCTCAAACAGGTAATGTTGATATGAGATTCAATCAAATGGCAGTTGACCAAGATTATTTTATTCCTGTTAGAGATGCCGCACAAACAATGCCAATTGAGACTTTGCCTGGTGGACAAAATTTAGGTGAAATTGCTGATATTGAATATATTCAAAAGAAATTATTAACCGCTTTACGTGTACCAAAAGCTTTCTTAGGTTTTGAAGAACCTGTTGGTGATGGTAAAAACTTATCATTGATAGACATCCGTTTTGCTAGAACAATCAATAGAATACAAAAATCTATGATTGCAGAATTAAATAAAATTGCTATCATACATTTATTCCTTTTGGGGTTTGAAGATGAATTAAACAACTTTACTTTAGGATTAACCAATCCTTCAAGTCAAGCTGATTTATTGAAGATTGATATTTGGAAAGAAAAAATCGCATTATACAAAGAATGTGTTACGCCAATTGGTGGAACAGCTCCAACTTCTATTACTTGGGCTAAAAAACACATTTTAGGTTTTTCTGAAGATGAGATTAAAAATGACTTACAACAACAAAGAATTGAAAAGGCAGTTGATGCCGAACTTACAAATACTGCAACAATCATAACTAAAACAGGTGTATTTGATATGGTTGATAAATTATACACTCAAAAAAGTGGTACTACTGCGGGTGGTGCTGCACCACCTCCACCAGCTGGGGCACCTACAACACCGGAAATTCCAGGAGGAATACCTGAAAGTACTAAAAAAGACAATTTGAAAATACTATTAGAAAGTAAAAGTATTTTAGACGAAGATGGTTACATAGATTTATCTAAAGGTAAAAATTACTTAGGAGAAATGGAAGCTGAATTGAATAAACTTATTAATGACTAATATTTATAATTAAAAACAATTATGAAATTTGGAGTATTAAAATCAAAAATAGATTATGTTCTTTCAGAATCATTTAAGAATGAAGAACATTTTAAAGAAGAAGTTAAATTATTCAAAAAGAATATATTAGAAAACAAAACACTAAGTAAACTTTTTTACTTATATGACGAATTAAATTCTAAAAAGGGAGTTGATAAAAATATTGTCAACGATTACATAAATGAATCTGTAACAGTTTATGAAAACTTAATTAATAAACTTAAAAGAAAGGATTTAATAAATGTAAATCAATGGTTATTGGGGGTTAAAGTTGACAATAGTTATGAACATATTGACAATTTGTTTTCAACTGATATTCTCAAACTTGAAAACAAAATACAGAGTAAAAAAATTATTGCAGAATCACTAACCCAAAAATTAAAGGAAAACAAAGAACTTATCAATATCCCTATAAGTTCTATGATTAAATTAGCCAATAAGACTATCAAAAATTTTGTTGAGGGGTTAAATGAAAGTGACAAACAAGAGTTAATTAAATTATTGTCTGAGGATGATAATACACTAGAAAGTAGATATAATGTTATAAAAGAAGAAGTAATCGGTAAATTAACCAATCACAAAATGAATTCTGATTCTGAAACTTCTTATAAGATTGAAGAAACAATTACAAAAATCAAACAAGATAAGTTTGACAAATTATCTTTCTACAAACTAAATAACTTGAATAATAATCTTTAATTGTTTTCTTTTCTTCTGAAATTTTCAGAATAGATTGCTTTTTTAATCTCCGTTCTTTTTTTCACGGATTTTTTTGTGAAATCTTTTCTATTCTTTAGTTCAGTCATCAACTTGGTTTTGATTACTTTACTTTTGAATATCTTTAATGCTTTTTCAAGTGGGGTTTTACTGTCTACGTTTACGATTAACATACTTTTAGTTTATGATGATTATTTTTGACTATTAATATATAATTATTTATTTTTTTTCACAAGAATAAACTTAAAAAATATTATGAATGAAAAAAGGTAAAACCTGTAAAATACAGGGATTCAAAACAACGAAAGTAGTGTATGGTACAACTGACTCTTTTGATTTAAAATCAATCTATCTAAATTTACAGACTTGGGTTGAACCAAAAGAAGAACTTGAAAAGTGGGATAGAGTTGTATTAAACTTTTCAAGACAAATCAAACACACAATATACAATCATATAAATACAAAATTGTTTGAAAAAAACTTTATTTCTGATTTAGATTTACGTTCTAGTGGACTTTTAATCAACAAAAAATCTTTCTTAAATCTAGAGGTAAATTTCTTCTTAAAAGAAAAAGAATTAGATTTTAAATCAACCATTCTCAAAAATGAATTAAAGGATTTAACAAAAAAAATTATTCAAGAAAACTTTAATAACAACCCTTATTTCTCCTTCACTCTCACAAAAAAGTGTAAAAACGAAGTTGGTGAATAATAAATATAAAACTTTTAATATTTATTAATAAAAAATCACAACATGAATTTAAGACTTATTAAACCTGGAGAAATAGGTAAAGGTATTTTAATTGAAAATGATGGCTGGGTTTCACCAACAAGTGAAAAGAATTCCTATATAATGGAACAAAAAACTTTGTTGGACTATTCTAAACCTTTTGAGTTTTATGCTGTACTACAAAAATATAACACACCAAATAGAAATGGTAGAATATATCCTGAAAGGATATTAAAGAGAGAAGCTGAAAATTATAAAAAAATGATTGCCAAGGGTACATCATTATCTGAGTTAAATCACCCAGAATCATCTTTAATTGATTTGGATAGAGTTTCACACATTATTACAGACGTATGGTGGGAAGGACCTATTTTGATGGGTAAACTAAAATTATTAACTTCACCAGGTTTTCACGAAAGAGGTATTGTATCAACAAAAGGAGATATGGCCGCTAACTATCTAAGACAAGGTGTTACATTAGGTATATCATCTCGTGGTGTAGGTTCACTTAAAAAGGTTGGGGAACAAAATGAAGTTCAAGACGATTTTGAACTTATATGTTTTGACTTAGTATCTTCTCCATCAACACCGGGTGCTTATTTATTTTTGAACAAAGAGGATAGAGATATGTATGCTGAAAACTTAGAAGAAGATAAAAGAGTTGCTATGGAAAGAAATGTTGGAGATTTTGGAAACAAATCTCTTGACTTAATGAAAAGATTAAACGATTATTTGGGATATTAAGTTAAACCAAAAAAATTAAAGAAATGGAAAACGGACAAAAATATTTCGTTGCAAAAATTAGTGAAGATTTAGTAGACGAAGAATCTGGAAAAGTAAAAAAGATTAAACTTGAAAAATTGGTGATGGGTTACAATCCAACCGATGTTGAAGCAAAAGTCACCAAAATCTATGAACATTACACAATGGATTGGAGAATTACAGCAATTGTGGAAAGTAAAATAGATGAAGTAATTGAGTAAAATTTAATAGAAACTTAAAAAAGGGTAGTCAAATATTTGGCTACCCTTGTTTTTTTTTTATATCAAACGATATTTATTGTTATCGTAAAATGAATTTTTTGTGTGTACATAAAACACTACAAAAGATTTTTTTAATAAACTAATATATTTATATATAAAAACAAAAATGACAGAAAAAAAATCATTAGTTGAAGAAGCAATACTACAGATGAAAAATCTAGAAGAAGCTGTTGCTGAAAACGCAAAAGGAATACTTGCCTCTACTATGAGACAAGAAATCAAAGACTTGGTAAAAGAATCTCTCAAAGAAGAAGAAGACGATGAAGAGATTGAAAGTGATGACGAAATGGAAGATTCAGAAGACATAGCTGACATCGAGTTCTCTGATGAAGATGAAGACATGGACGAAATGGACATGGATGATGAAATGGAGGATGAAGATGAAATGGATATGGAAGATGAAGATGAAATGGATATGTCTGAACTTGATATGGAGGGTGACACAATAGACCTCACAAATCAACCTACATCACAAGTGCTTAAAGTTTTCAAACTTTTGAGTCCTGAAGATGAAATTATTGTTACTAAGGACGATTCTGGAAACATCAATCTTAAAGACAATGCAACCGATAAGGAATATATGATTGTTTCTGAAGGTGAATTTGGAATGGATGAAGAGATGTACGAAATGGAAGACGAAATGTACGAAATGGATGACATGGGAAAAGAAATGTACGAAATGGAAGACGAAATGTACGAAATGAATCACATGGATGAAGAAATGTACGAAATGGAGGACGAACTAAACATCGAAGATGAATTAGAAGATGTTTTCAGTGAAGAAGATACTGAAACAATTTATGAGGTTGAATTAGATGACGAATCTGAATTTGATTTAGATGAAATGGATTCTGAAGAAGAGGAATTTATGATGGAATCTAAAAAAATGAAAAAAGGATTCAAACCTAAAGGAATGAACTTAGGCGATGCAAAATCTTATAAAATTTCACCAAAACCAAATATGGAAGGTGGTTTCAAAGTTGTAAAAACTAAAGCTGACAAAACTATGGGAACTGGAAGTGCATCTTCTTTCAAATATGGTAAAGTTGATGATGGTGATTTCAAAATCAAACCTAAAGCTAGAAAAGAAACTAAAGAAGGTATGATGAAAATGCCTAAGAAAATGGAAACAAAAGAGGCTTCTCGTACTTATGCAATGGGTTCTAAAAGTGGTCGTGGTTTAAGAAAAGGTATTACACCTAATAGAAATCTTACATTTGAATCTACAGATTCTCAAGAATTGAATCTACTTAGAGAAAAAAATGAAGAGTACAGAAAAGCATTAAATATTTTTAGAAATAAACTTAATGAAGTTGCAATCTTTAATTCAAACTTGGCGTACGCAACAAGATTGTTTACAGAACACTCAACTTCTAAACAAGAAAAAATTAATATTCTAAAAAGATTTGATGGTGTTGAAACTCTTAAAGAATCTAAAAATCTTTATAAAGTTATAAAAGACGAATTATCAAGTAATATTTCACAACCAATTACTGAATCTGTTGAAAGAACAATTGAAAAAACACCTTCAACTGGTTCTGCAATTAACTTGATTGAATCAAAAACTTACGAAAATCCTCAATTCATGAGAATGAAGGATTTAATGTCAAAATTAAAATAATAAATCAATAAACTCGCTAAAAAACAAAAACAAATACAAAATGGGAGCATTATTAGAATCGGGTCTTGTTGGTAACATTGGTTTGAAACACCTTAAAGTTATCAAAGAAGATACTATCAACAAATGGGATAAATTAGGATTCCTTGAAGGTCTTAAAGGCCACCTAAAAGAAAACGTAGCTCAGTTATATGAAAACCAAGCTTCTTTCCTTATCAACGAAGCAACTTCTGATGGATCATCTGGTTCATTCGAAACTGTTGTTTTCCCTATCGTAAGAAGAGTTTTCTCTAAATTGTTAGCTAACGACATCGTATCTGTACAAGCTATGAACTTACCTATCGGTAAATTGTTCTACTTCGTACCTAAAATCCAAGGTTATAGTGGTGGTACTTATAACGGAATTATTGGTAATTCAGGTGAGCACTACGCTCCTGTAGGAAGTCCTGGTAATTATCCTGGTGTACCTACTTCTGGTTATACTGTAGGTGATGGTACTTATAACCCAACTTACGTAAAAAATCTTTATGATTTATTTTATGAAGGAAACGAAGCAGGTCTTAACCCAGCTGGTTTGTTTGACTATTCAAAAGGTCAATGGACTGCAGTTACAGCTTCAGCTACAACTCAAACTTGGTCAAATGGTGAAATTGTTGACTTCGAAATTACCGAACAAACTAATATTAGAAAGGTTTTAGTTAAAGTATGTGGTTTCCAATACGATGGTGTTGGTAAACTTATCGCTCCAGATGGTTCTGAAGTTGATACAGAAACATTCTTATCTGACCTTAAAGTAATTAGAGGTGCCGGTCTTTCTGCTACTACTTCACCTTGTGATGTAATTGGTTGGGAAACTAACACATATCCAAACTTATTGTTTAGAGTTGTAACTCAACAATATGGAAAAGGTATTGTTCAACCTACTTCAGTTTCTAGAACAACTTCATTCCCTACAAATGGTGGTGGTACTTATAACGACACTTGTATCCAAGATGGTTGTATGTTAATTGAGGTTGACTTATCTTGTCCAGCTTGTGCTGATTGTGGTTCATCTTCTTTAGATGGTTACACAGGTACAACTATCATGTCAGCTTCTTCGGCTACTTCTTTCACAGTTGTTTATAGAAGATACCAAGAACTTGAATTTGAAGACAAAATTGGTGAGGTTTCTTTCGACCTTGAATCAGTAACTGTTTCTGTAACTGAAAGAAAATTAAGAGCTCAATGGTCTCCTGAACTTGCTCAAGACGTTGCTGCATTCCACAACATCGATGCTGAAGCTGAATTAACTGCTCTTCTTTCTGAGCAAGTTGCTGCTGAAATCGACCGTGAAATCTTACGTGACTTGAGAAAAGGTGCAGCTTGGAACTTGAGATGGGACTACAACGGATGGAGAAGAATCTCTACTGGTACTGTAGCTTACACTCAAAAAGACTGGAACCAAACTCTTATCACAGCTATCAACCAACTTTCTGCTCAAATCCACAAATCAACTCTTAGAGGTGGTGCTAACTGGATTGTTGTTTCTTCTGAGGTTTCTGCAATCTTTGATGACTTGGAATACTTCCACGTATCAAATGCTTCTCCTGAGCAAGACCAATACAACATGGGTATTGAAAGAGTAGGTACATTAGCTGGTAGATACCAAGTATATCGTGACCCTTACTTCCCACCTAACCAAGTGTTAATCGGACATAAAGGTACATCACTTCTTGATACTGGTTACATCTACGCTCCGTATGTTCCACTTCAATTAACTCCAACAATGTATAATCCGTTCAACTTTACACCAATCAAAGGTATCATGACTAGATACGCTAAAAAGATGGTAAATAACAGATTTTACGGAAGAATTACTGTTGATGGTGTTAGAACATTTGACTTACAAGAATTGAGATAATCAATCTTAAGTAATATTGACGAGAGGGACAAGTTTTTGTCCCTCTTTTTTTTTTATCAAGTTATTGATATTTATTAATAAAATAATTTAATATGCAAAAGAAATTATATTTCCTAAATGAGGAAGAGAAAAATAGAATATTAAATCTACACGAAGGTAGAACGAAAAATCAATATTTGATAAATGAACAAATATATGATTTTGCAGGTAAAAGTGGTGATGACCCAAAAACAATAACATTAAAAAGTTTTATGACAACAGTTGTTGGACAAAAAGGAAAAATATCAACTTTTTTCCAAAACTTCCCAACAAGTGAACCCAATGTCTATAAAAATTTACCTGATACTATCAAAACATCTATTAAAGAATGGTCTAATTATCCTTGTGTAACAAATTCACTAAATGTAAAACCTTTTTTAACTAAACAAAATTACATAGCTTTTGTAGGTGGAGGATACAATTGGTTTGCTAATGGGAGGAGGGGAAATATAACGAGTGGTGAGATAGATGATTTTTATTGTGAAGGTGGAAAAACTGTTAGTGGTTTGGGTGGATGGAAAAAATTCCCTTGTGTATTTAATAACCCAAGTGCGATTGATTATCAGACAAGACAAAAACCTACAGAAAAATCTGATTGGATTGAAATTGGTAAAATAGTTTATGGTAAAGTAGGTAAAAAATTTACAGATGGAGATAATCAAAACCAAACTAATTACACTTGTGAAACTGAAACAAGTCTTAAACAAGGTGGTGGTTCAACTGGAGGTGGAACAAACCAAGTTGCTGGAGGTACTATATTAGCACAAGTTGTGACCCCACAAGTTGTTACTCAACTAAGAACATTAGGTGGTTTAACTGATACAGCACAAACACTAACTCAAAAAGATATTAATGATTTGTACACAATGTTTTATAATCAACTTCCAAAAAAATAATTTATAGATATGACAAGATTTAGAATAACAGAAAGTGATAGAAATGAGATTTTAGAACTACATAAAAAGTATAAAATTAATGAAGCTAGTACAGGTGTTGCTGTACCTGCTACTAATGCTGAAATGGTTGGTGGAAAAACTGTTACAAATACACCAGCAGTACCAGCTACTCAAGTTCAAAATTATACAATTACACAATTACAAGATTTATTGAACCAAAGGGGTTATAATGTAGGAAAAGCTGATGGTTTTTTTGGTAAAAATACTTTGGCTCAAATACAAGCTGCTTTGGCTGCAACGAAGACATCACAAGGAGCTCTTGCACAACAACAAGCTGCTCAAGGTACAATAACTCAAACAGGTGCACAAAATCAGTCACCAGTTGCAGGTCTTCCAGTACCAGAACCACAAAAATCTAATGAACCTGAAATTAAAATACCAAAACCTTATGTTAGTGGACAAGTCACTGACAAAACAGGAACTATACCAGATTTATTCAAAAAATAATTAACTAGGTTCATTTTTACTAAGAACTCTTATGGATTTGGATATAACTTCAGATTCAGCTAAAGAGTATAATCCATTTTGATAAGCATAATTTACCGCTTGTACCAAAAGATATATTGCTTGTTCTCTATCTAAAACATCTAATAATGTTTGTAGATGGTCTTCAGTTAACAGTGGTACTGAGTTGAATAGTTTTCCGAATAATTTTTCTTCTTGCATAGATATTTATAAATAAATTATATTATCCAATGATAAGACAAATTGTTGATAAAATCAAACAAGAATTGATAAAAGAGGCAACATCTGATTCTTCAGGTAGTAGAGGTTCTTTTGTTGTACCATTGAGACCTGGAAAAAGAATATTTGATAAATCACAATTGGGTCCATTTACCGATTCTGTATCAAAATACTATAGTCAACATTTAGCAACTGACAGTTATGATGGTAGTATGGATACACCTAAGAAAGATATTAAAAAAATTGAGTCTAAAGCTAAGAAAGCTTCAATTTATGCTAAGAATCATCCAGTGAGAAACGATGATGATGGTGATGTAATTAATCCATTCCCAGGTCACGATATTAAAAGACCCTCGTTAGAAGAAAGAATAAAACCCTATATAAAAAAAATAAATGAAGCGACATCTGGTTATGGGGGTGAATACAACGCACCAATTGAAATTGGTATGAAAAAATGGAAGAATCCTGAATTACAACCATTTTCAGATTTTGTTGATACCGATATAAACCATATTAAAATCAAATCCACAACTAAAGATAATATTAAAAAAACTGTTGGTATGTGGGAAAAGGGAAGGGATGGAAGTTATAAACTTGATAAACATTATGTTCATACAGTTAATGAATGGAAATATGAAGAAGCTCCAATATTAACAGAGGATTTAGCAGTATGGTTTGGTACTAAGAAAAAACCCAAGGGGTCATCACAACCAAAAGGACCTTGGGTTAATATATGTAGAAAGGTTGATGGAAAACATCCCCCTTGTGGAAGAAGTGAAGCAGATACAAAAGGATATCCAAAATGTAGAGCAGCTGGTGTTGCTGGTAAAATGACTGATACTGAAAAAAAATCAGCTTGTGCTCAAAAACGTAGAGAAGAAAAAAAAGACCCCAAAGTTGGTAAGGGGAATAAACCAACAATGGTGTCTTACAAACCTAAGAAATAATTGTAATTTTTGATTGGGTCAAATCTTTAATTGATTTGACCTTTTTGATTATGTTATCCAATGAGTGTTCAATTTGGGACATAATTTGGTCTTCATATTCTTGACGAATAGTTTCCACTTTTCCATCATACATTTTGGATAATCTTTCCCAATTTCTTTCACTTACAACAACATCATAATGATAGACGTGGTTTGTAATACTGATTGTTCCGTGGTCTAATATACAGAACAAATCCAATTCAGCATTTTTAATATAACGTTTACCACTTAGAGGTGCCATTAAAAACTTTGATTCTGGGTGGGTAATTAGTGAACGTGCAATTGACATACACATTTTTTGTGTATCGGATTTCTTTTGTTCTTGTTTGGTTAATGAATTTCTATTAAATTGTAACCATTTAACGTAAGCTCTTTTAAGTAATCTTGTGACGATGTTTTTCATAGTTTATACTTGTGATTTGATTGACCACAAATATAAGGAGGGTTTTTGATAAAACAAAAAAAAAGGTAGAAAAATATTCTACCTTTTTTATATGAAAAAAATAGTGATTAACAATAAGGTGGTGAACATTTCTTTTTACCATCTAAACCCTTGAATCTTCCCTTACATACTTGTACGGCAAACGCATTCGCATAAGCACTGGGATACACCTTAAATTTGGCCTTGGCAGCACTTTTTCCTCTTGCACATAGTTTCGTACCTGTTTTCTTTTTTCCTTCCATCATAACCGATTCTTCATCATCATAAAATTGATCAGTATATTGAGTTTCATTCATTAGAAAGTCAAATACTTGGTCTAAGTTTTCTTTTGCTGTTGCAATATGGTCATCAGCCCAATCGTGGCCACCTTGAAGTATTTTCTCAACTTCCATTGGGTCTAATTCCAACAATAATTGAGCTTGTCTAATCATTTGTTCAAGGTTACTGAAGAACATATAATTTTGTATTTTTCCGTAATCTTTTTCGGTAACTATTTTTTTAACTAAGTTGTTAAGTTGTGATTCTGTGATTCTCATTTTTTTATTTTATTTAAGAGTTTAATCCGTTTTGTCCTCCAAGTAAAACAGCATCAAGTAAAGTAACTGCTCTACCATTTCCATCAGTCCAAGTTGGGTGAGGTACAGCTACTTTAACTATTGTACTACCACTATCACAAGGACAACATATTTGACAAGCAAAATATTCAGTTCCTGCTGAAATTGGGTCAAATGTTGGGAATCGTTCACCTAATCTGCAGAAAAGTTGGTTTATGTAAAAATTTTTAGGTTCAAATAATGGGTTAACATTATCAATCGGACAAGTATTTACAACTTGATAACAAATACCATTTGAGTCACTTATAACTTGATTTGGTAAACCATATGGGAAACCTGTGATTTCCAACCAATTATTTAAAGTTACATTGACTTGTTGTGGTACTAAAGTATCACAATTGATGACAGTTAAACCAATTGTTGCACCTGAAGAACATTCTTCACAAGATCCGTATATTTCTGGGTTTGCTTCGAAAACTATAGTTTCACCATATTGGGCGAAAGTATATACATCAATAATTTCAAAACATAACCAGTCTGAGTTACCCCAATGTGAACGAACGTAGTCACCTATATTATAAGTTCCACCAGTTGATACTAAAATACCATCGAAAACACCAGTACAATCTTGACAATAAAATAATTGATGTGTCGTTCCAGTACAAGTTTCACAATCTTGATAATGAATTATACTAGGGTAATTAGTAAGACCGAAAAGATATGAATCTATATTAGTTACACTTTGGATTTGTGTAATTTCACAACAAGCACTTAATATAGGATTGAAGAATGTATTACCTAATTGTAGTCGTTCATTTGACGTTGTTTCTCCTGATACAAAATCTGTTGTACAACCTAATTCAAATGTTTGTAAATATGAACTGAACCACGTTTCACCTAAACTATTTGTATCAATTCCGTAAACTTGACTTATGCCATCATTACCTAAATTGTTATATGTTTTTAATAATGTATCTGTTGATACATCAAATTCGTAAATGAGATTACAACTTAAATCTGTGGCATAAAGTCTATTGTTGGTGGGGTTATATTTTATTTTATTTTGAATATTACTACAAGAAGAATAAATTACTATTATAAAAGTGTTTGATAATACATTAAATTTAATATAGAAACCACTATTCGTTGAAATGTATAAAATGTTATTACTAGGATTATATGTAAATGATTCTGGTGTTGTGCCTAAAGAATATTGATTTACAAATGTCCAACTTGGTGATTGATTATATATTTCTAATGTATTGTTAGAAGAGTTAAGTGTATAAATCAATGAACCAATTTGAATGATATCTTTGTAACTAGTAAATGTATTACCAAACCCCCCAACAAAAGACATCGTATTATGAGATGTCCCACTATATACTAAAATTGTTGCTGCTATTGGAAATCCAATAGATGATGTAGTAACATAAAAATATCCATCATTAGGGTTAAAATAAACTTTTTTAGGAATAGCCCCTGATATTGTTAAATTAGTATACGGAGATAAATTAGTATAATCAAAAAAAGTGACATTATAGTTTGGCGATGAAAAAGTACTAGTATTTGAAACACAAATTACACCATTTATTTCATCAATGTCCAAACTTTCTGGATTGATTAATACTGAATTAGATTGTTCCACCACCGAAAGTGTTGTCAAATCAATTTTCCCAATTCTATTTGAATCTCCAAAAGGAATGAAAGCAAAGTTACTCGAATCTATTTTAAAATCTCTTCCTCTGTATAGACCCAAATTTCCATAGTTTATAAGATTGATTGGTCCACAAACTTCAAGTTGTTCACAAGTTACGTAATCATAAATTAATCCATAACATTCCAAACAATCCTCACAATCTCCTTGTGGGTCAAAATTAGCTAATTCATTAAGAGTAACAGGTTCACTGGGTGGTACAACATCAGGACTAATTTCATAACAACCATCACCAAAAGATAAATGTGTTGAAATACCTGGTTCGAAAAGAGATGAAGCCCAAACAATTTGATCAGGACCTCCCAAACAATTAACTAACTTTTTCTTTTCGTTTACATTTGATAGACAATCATCACAATTGTTATTTGTGTCATTATATAAACCTAAGTCAGTTACAAATAAATGATTTGCTGGTGGGCTTGATTGTTCTCTAACGACTCCACAATATTGAGTTAAACCATCTAAACCTGTAAAGGTAATTAAATGATCCTTATAACCACTTGAAGGTAATGATACAACAATTGTTGTAATTGTTGTTGTACAAGGTTCTACAAAATAAAACAACGGTGAGTTGTCGATACAAGTTTGACAATCAGTTTGACTACTATAACTAGTAAGGAAAATTTCAGCTAGTAAACCAAAAAAACTAAAACCAACGAATGTAAAACAACCTTGATATTGTTGTGTTTCTCCGAAACCACCAATGTAGAAATCTAAAAAATAAACCTCATCTATTGTTGGTGTTGGTGTAATTTGATTTATTGGGATGTATATACTACTAATCCCATTTGAAGCATTACAAATGGTAAACTCAAGAAAATTAGAATTAGCTGCTAGACAATCTGTACAACCATTTGGTTCAGATGCACCATAAGATGTAATAATTTCAACATTCACTACACCCATTGGATTAGGTTTGAAATTCTGAACTATGTAACAACCCAATTCTAAACAACCAAATACAGTATTTTCACAACCTGTTGCACCGCTCATGGTATATACATTACCCACTATTGGAGTTATAAGAGTATCATCGATATTGAAATCACGTCTAAGAAATTGACCTGAACAATCTGAAAGTTGTAAATTAATAGTTGCCATAATTTTTTATTTATAAATATAATAATTAACTGTTTAGTCCATTCATTCCCCCCAATCGTACAGCATCAAGTAAAACTATTGTTCTACCTTGACCATTTGTCCATTGAGGATGAGGGACACTAATTTGATTTATTGTTCCTCCTGATTCGCAAGGACAACATATTTGACAAGCAAGATATTCAGTACCTGCTGATATTGGATCTAAAGGAATAGTTCTATTACCTACTCCACAGAAGGATTGGTTGAAATAATAATTTTGAACTTCGAATGGTGGGTAAACATTATCAATTGGGCAAGCATTTACTACTTGATAACAAGTACCATTAATATCTGACACAACACTTAACGGAGTTTGGAATGGAAAACCGATTATTTGCGACCAATCATTTAATGTAACATTAACTTGAAGTGCGTTTTGTGTGTCACAATTAATGAGAGTTAAACCTAAAGTTGCTCCTGATGTACATTCCTCACAAGTATTGAAACCAGGACCTGAAGCAATGAAACTGAAATTACTGTTATTTTGTGAATTATCAGCATAATCAATAATCTGAAAACACAACCAATCTGAATTACCAAATTGAGAACGAACGTATTGTCCGATAGAGTAGTCCCCCTGTGGTGCCATCAATATACCCCCAAATCCGGAACCGCATAACTCAACATAAAAAATATCTTTTGTTGAACCAGTACAAGTTTCACAATCTTGATAATGTAACATACTTATGTACTGTGTTAGGTTTAGAAATCCAACATCAGTTATACTTGTAACATTTGTAATTTCACAACAAGCACTTAATTGTGTATTAAAAAATACTGTACTAGCCGACAAATATTCGTTTGATGATGTTTGTCCCGTAACAAAGTCAGTTGTGCAACCTAAATTAAATAATTTATCGTATGAACTAAACCAAACATTACCACTAGTGTCAATATCTATACCCCAAACTTGGGATATATTTGAACTATTCAGATTGTCGTATGTTTTTAGTAAAGTATTTGTTGTTGCATCAATTTCATATATATGGTTACAACCTTGGTCTGTTATATATAATTTGTTATTTAGTGAATCAAATTTAATTTCTTCAAAATTTCCACTACAAAATGTAGTAAATGGATGGAATGTATAACCACTTGATAAAGTATCAAATTTTACATATACTGAATTGTTGGTTGCTATATAAATTGTTGTACCATCTACATCTAACGATTTTGGGGTATATGGTATTATAAAGTTTCCTTGGTAAGTGTATGAAGAATCAAAAACATCGATTGAACCATTTAAATTTAATGCGTAAAATGTTGAACCCACTTGTACAATGTCAGAATAACTATTATTCATATTACCGAATGAGTTTATTTCTGCCATTGTACTATATGAAGTACCACTATAAACTCTAATTGGTAAATCTATATTACCACAACAACCTCCATAGACAACATAAAAGAATCCATCGTTTGAATTGAAATAAACTTTACGTGGATTAATTGTTGTTGCATTTCCAACAAACGAATAATTAGATAAATTACTAGAATCAAAAAAACAAACTTGATTTGAAGCTCCAGGAGCAACACAAACTACACCATTTGATTCGTCAATATCCAAACTCCTTGGTTGAGATAAAATGTTTGATGATGTTTGTAAAATTGTTTGGGATAATAAATTTACTTCGATAATTCTGGAATCATTTAATAGAGGAACAAATGCTCTGTCAGAGTTAGTAATTGCAAAATCCCCTCCACCATATCCTTGTGCTGTTGTACTTATAAAATTCTGTGGGCCACAAATTTCGAGTGGTTCACATGTAATGAAATCATAAATTACGCCATAACACTCCAAACAATCCTCACAATCTTTCTGAGGATCATAGTTTGCCAATTCATTAATTGTTACCGCACTCATAGGATCAGCAATACCACTTACCTGATAACAACCATTACCTATTGATAAATGTGTAGAATTTCCAACATCGAATAAATTTGATGCCCAAACAACTTCAGTTGTATTATCCAAACAATTAACTAATAATCGTTTGTCATTATTGAAACTCAAACAATAATCACAATCAATACCAGCTTGTGGATTGAAGACACCTAAATCTGTAACGAAAATACCAGTAGTCGTAGTTGATGCGGTTTTACCCACAATACCACAAAACTGAGTTAGTTGAGCCAAATCAGTGTATGTAATCAAGTGTCTTTCCAAATTTGATGTCGGAAGAGCAACATAAATAATGAAACCTGATGAACAGTCCTCAACTTCATAAACAAGTGGTGATGTACTCAAACAAGTTTGACAATCTGTTTGAGCACTAAATACTGTCAATATTGTTGGAGGTATGAACTGTTTATTAGGGTCTATATATGTCAAACCTTGATACTTATAACAAGCTCTATCAAAATAAGAACCCATCTCACTAAAAGAAACATAATATTCTAAAAAGAAAACATCACCTATATTTGGATATGGTGGTGTAATTTGATTGATTGGGATTGGAAGTTCTCCACCCTCAAAACAAGGTTTAAAAATAACATAGTTAGAAATTGCATTCAAACAATCTTCACAACCTGATGGATTTTGAGGTCCATATGAATTGACGATAATTGCCGTTGGTGTGGAGGGACGTGGGGTAAGTTGAAAATCCTCAACTCTATAACAACCGTATGGTATTCCCGCTTGACAAGGAGGTATTCGACAAGGTAAAGTAATTCCACTTAATGAATAAACATTACCTACTATTAGTTGATTTGAGTTATCTTCTATTACAACACTATATCCAAGACACTCGAATCCATCAGATGGAACACAAGTACAATTAACTATATTTACAATGTATGATGCCATATTTTTTTTTTATTTATAAATATTATTGGAATTCCGTTTGTAATATCATAGTCGTTGAAATATTATTAGTTCTTTCAACAGAATGATTTTTAATCTCGAATGGATAGAACATTTTATTATTATCTTCTTTTCCAAATAAAATGAAATCATAGTTATCCAAAACGGATTCATTTGCAATCAATGGAAAATCTTTAATTACAAAGTCAGCAATTCCCAACTTCATTATTTTTTCATATCTTTCTTCCATATTATCAATTGGTGTTCTTTTATATGATGAAACAACTTCATCAGAATGAATTCCAATTGTTAGTATGTCAAATTCTTTTTTTGCCCTTTCGAATAATTTGATGTGACCTTCGTGTAATAAATCAAATACACCTGAAGTTAAACAATGGAAGTTTTTGAATTGGTAGATGTGCCCAGGATTTTGTTTTACCGAAGCATAACTTTTCTTGATAGGTGTTTCCCAAGTTTCTCCATATCTAATTTTTAAGAATAATTCCAAATGTCTTGGGCAATCAAATCTAACACCATCCAAATCTATCTCCTCCAATTCATCGAAAAAGAAACTTCTCATATTTATACCACCAGTCATAGAAAATTGTGAATGTAACCACTTTTCTTTTTGATAATAAAAAAAGAAATCAACTATAAAACCCTCAATATTATATCTTAAAAATGCAAAGTTGTTAAACGGATAAACCTTTTTACCGAGATGACGACTTATTATATTCTCAATTATTTTGATTTTATTTCTGTCATCTAATAAAATTCCAAAATCAATATCATCATCCCAGTCTAATAATCTACCTTCTCTTTTAGCTCCCAATAATTGACCAAAATCTAACCAACATTTAAAACCAAATTGTGTGATTTCCTTTTGTATTGTTTGTAATTTTTGTAATATTTCAATTTTGTTCATTTGGATTACTTATAGTTCACAATTTGGAACTTTAATTGTCTTTTATATGTATTAACCTCTCCACTACTTTCAACTTTGATGTCAATAAAATATTCATTGGGTATTTTATCTCTTGTATCAAATATGAAGTAGTATTCGTTTGGAGTTCTATTTATTGATGTCCAATCCTGTACTTGAACTTCAGTTTGTCCTTCTCTAACATATACACGATAATATGCACTTACTTTTGGTAATAATTTATTTGTTGTATATGCTTGTTTAATTATAACACCAACTTTACGAATGTCTGTATTGAAAATCTTTTCATCTTGTTTGATACCGTAATAATCAAAACCATATATTTTAGGATCAACTGAATTTGTACCAATAGTAAATCCATTTTTAAATGGTTGTAATGTAAAATCATTAGTTATGTTAGGTAGTGGGAATCCGTTATAAGTTAAACCTGTCCATTTATCTGAGAAAGTACATGGTGTTTTATATCCAATAAGTGGTGGGACTGTAACTTCATAAACTCCTTGAGTTCTCTGACAAGTAGTTAGAGCAGATAGTCCGGGTATGACAGTACCAGTATTATCTAATATTGCGACTGTTGGAAGGTTGTCTAAATTAATTGGATTACCATCCTCGTATAAGTAAAGATATAATTTGTTAACTCGTCCTAATGTAAATGAGTTTCTATCATCTTCAATTAAATCATTGTAAGTTGTTTCCAAATATGGTTCATAAAATGTTTGAGTGTGTCTTGTAAAGAATTGAACTTCATATGTATCAGTTAAACCACTTAATAATTCAACTTGTGGTTTATAAGCAATAACCCAACCAGTAATTCCACTAACACCACCATTCAATAAATCATTTATTTCATTTGTCATATCCAATTCAATGTTTTCATCACCGAATTGGAAATGTTGTTCACTTACTAATGTAAGAGCAGAATATGGAGTAGTACCTAAATTACGGTTATTATAAATTCCAGGTTCTTCCCAAGTATCTATGGTAGTAGTTTCAAACCAATTAGAGGGTCTTGTTGAAAAATTTCTATCAACAATGTTGTATTGATAAATTAAATCGGCAAAATCATAACCTACACCTTCGTCCCAATTTTGTGGTAAACTTTGGTCAAAATTAATTGGGGGTATTCTTAATAAAACTAAATCAAATGAAGTTGCTCTTTGTCTTCCTTGTGATGTTGTTGTGTTCAATAATTCTTTATCAAAAGTAGATGTATTAGTCATTCTCAAAGTATGTGTAAGAGTTGTACAACCTGTTGAGATTAATCTACTTGATATTTTTTCTCTAAGTAGGTCTAAGTCTAAATCAAAAATAAATCTACTATAACCTGATGGGAATTGTGTTACAACTGTTGTACCATAAAAAAGTTCAGTTACTGGATTTCTTCCAGTATTTGTGTAACTATTTGATATTAATGTATTATTTTTACTAAAATATGACTTGTGGATTGACATCTATATGTTTTATACATAAATATCAATTAATTCTAATATTTTGATTAAGTATCAAAGTTTCGGCATTGTTCAATAAATTTTCAATATCTTCTAGTCTTTGACCATTTCCACTTGCACGAGATACAGGTTTTATAATTGCAATTGGATGAACGTGTCCTTCCAAAAAGGCATACATTTTTCTAAGAAGTTCTATGATAACCTCACCTCTAACTGTAGAATATGTTAAATTTTCCAATGAATTTTTTCCTCTTACAAATGTATTTTGAGGAATACCGTAAATTGTATCTTGTAAATTTATTTTATTTTTTCTACTCGTTGAATCTTGGGATAACAAATAAATTTTTTGAGCACCCATCACCCCATAACTAATAGGTTCTGACTTAAAACTACTTGGGAAAAGTGTTTGTTGGATTAAATCGTATTGAGTACCGTAAATTGGTTTTTCACCTTTTTTATTCCAAACTAAGAAATAACCAGTTTGTTTAGAACCTTTATCTAAACATATTGCTCTAGAAAATTTATTATAATTAATAATTTCCGCAGCATCAGGTGTTGATGTAACAGCACTAAATTTGTTTCCCTTTTCATATGTTTCTGCTGATGGTGTTACCACAAATGGAAACTGATTTTGAAATACAGTTTGGTCTGCTGAGGTATAACCACTATAAGTTAAATAACCATCAAAAACACCCTTTATGAATGTATTAAATATAAAAACAACTTCTTCAAATGTGTTACCAATTACATCAATTTTTGCACTAGTTTCAGTTAATTGTGTTCCAATTGTTAATTTTGTAATTGTTTCAGAATCAAAATTTTGTGTGTTAAATTCTGTATTATCCTTATTCCAATTGTATAGTTTTATATAACCCGTAAAAACATTTGGGGTTACATCGTTTTCTAAATTGTTAATATGCCAAACAATAACCTTCTCAACAAGTTTAATAACTTCTTTAAGTGAACTTGAACTTTGCGCAGTATCTTGTACTTCTTTGATTGGGAAGTAAGATAATTGTAAAAATGCTCTATTTGTATTAGGTGTTGGTAACTGATTATATGATAATCTGGGTGTTTTACCTGCTCTCAAAATTAAATCATTTTCTTTAACAATAATATCAGCAGTACCCCTACCTAAAATTCCAACATCCTCTGGTTTTGGGAATATTCCTTCAGTACTACCACCATTTGTAATAATATAACTCCCATCGCTATTTCTTAGAGATAAACCTTGTTCATATCTAGTACCCGTAGCTAAAAACTTTTTTGAACCTTCTGAATCTTCAAATGGAGTTAATAACGGACTTGAAAATGGTCCCTGAATATAAAATTGATTTTCCCTTTTATATTTTTTGTTCATATATATTATATGAACATATTCATTATTTTGTGGAGTTTGATTCAAGAAAAAAGGTAGTAATGGTAAAAATAAAATAGGATCTTTACTTGTCCATTTCATTTTCTCTTCATCCCAATCAGGTATTGAACCAATGATTGCAGTATAATCATCAGTTTGAGGTATAACTCTTAGTCTACCTAACATCATTGGGTCTTGATTGTCAAATACCGTACCCGCAAAAATTATTTGATATTCATTTGGTGAACCATCACTCATTTTTTAGTTCTTTTTTCGTATTCTTTTAAAATAGTATTATAAGTTAACTCTAACTTATCAAGATGTTCTGTCAACTTTAACAAAGTATCTTTCGTAAACTTAAAGTCTTCTTGGATAAAATCCATAACAAAAATTAAGTCTTTGTTTGGTGAAGACTTATAATCTTTTATAATTTTAATTGCTTTTTCTGCTTCTTCAACTTTATTCATAATTAGAAATATAAACCTGATGCTGATAATGGTACAGTCACACCAGCTGGAGTTACTGTAGTTGGTTTTATTGCAACTTGAACCTTTCCGTTTTCAGTTTTCTCTTTTTCGGCTGCTTTCAATTGTCCATACATTGCCAACACTGTCAAATTTGGACTTCCATCTGGTAACGCTCCAGTAGGAATCCCTAATTTTTGTAATTCTTCAATAGTACCAATAAATGCTCTTGATTCGGAGTATCCTCCCAAAAATTCTGATGCAAATAATAATGGTAGTGGTACTTGAGAAGTGAGTGCACCTAAAGCGTCTTGAGCTATTTGACCACCCACAGACATAATTTTTATTAATTCATCAATAACACTTTTACATTTTCTCCAATCGTTTATAAATTGACCTACCAAAAAAAGTATTTGAATTAATTTTAGGATTATTGCAGTTATTTTTCTCTGTCTTTCATCTGTAATATCTTGTAGAACTCTTCTTACTAACATTAACAAATCTTTTCGTATTATTTCAAAAAGTTCTTGTATGAAAATTGCACTTATTTTTGAAACTAAATTCACAACAAATTTTTTAAAGTTTCTCACAAAGTCCAATAGATTTTGAATTTCAGCTAAAAATTGTTGTCCAAGAGATAATAACATAGCGTATATTGGTAATAAAATCTTTGGGGTCAACAAAGAAAATACAACCCCTTGAGCCATAAGTTTAATAAAATTAGCATCAACAGCAATCCCAATATTTCCATTTGGTATTTCAACATTCCAAGTTGGGTTGTTTATTAATGTTTGAGTAAGTTGTGTTGCATTGTCAACTTTATTATTGTCAGGGACAAATCTTAAGTCATTCAAAGCACTCAAAATTCCATCTACATCAACTGGTAATAACACATCACCACAGTTTTCATATTGTACTACACCATTTTTTAAGTTAGAAATTTCTAAATCAATGTTTCTTAAATCTATTTCAGAAAACTCAAAAAATGATTCATCTAATGGGTCATCAACTGGTACTTTTGCAATTCCACTTACATTTATTTCTTGATTGCTATTATCTGTATCAAAACAAATTCCTAAAATTCTCTTTATTATAATAGCAAATTTTGAGTTAACTTCAGCTTGATTAGTTCCAATATTACCTTTAATTGACATCGCTCCGGTTAAACCATTCATTATATTTGCCATAATTGAATCAAATTCAACAATTTGGATTGATTTAAAATAGTCAATTAAAAATTGGGATACAGTTGTTGCGTTATTTGCTCTTTGTGAAAATGTTACTTTATACCACGGTCCTGTTTGACCCAAGTTATCTAAATCAGTGTACTCAATGTCAAATAAGTTTTGTCCAGAATTTCCTTTATATGGACTTCCAGTTGCAGCTGAGAATGATACGTTTGGTGCTTGTATTCTATTATATAGTTCCCTATTCATTGAAAAGGGAATATCCTGAATTACAACAGGATTTTGTTCATACGTAAGTTTACCTATTTCAGATTCTGGGTCTGTTTTAAGTTGATTTAATAAGTCTATGGATGCTACTTTAATATAAACAACTTGTCCTGGTTGGTATCTTTGTTGTTGGTCACAACCTATAGCATTTATAGATTCTTCGTATAAAATTTCCGATAACCTAGGTTCAATATTTTTTATAGTTCTAATCAATAGTTTTTTTATAAAACTTACTGAACTGGAACTAGAACCTTTAGTAATTGACCCAACATCTAAAAGTTTTTCAAATTGATTTTTTAAATCTTTTTGAAATTTTTTATTTTTTTCTATTGCTTGTGAAAGTCTATCGGAGGTTTTGGTTTTGTCTCTCTCTTGTGTGTCTCCAGCTCTTTTGGTAACTTTAACATAATCTTCTTTCAGTTCATTATAGGACTGAACTGACTCAATTTTTTTTTTGAGATTATTAAAGTCTGCCGATAAGTCTAAACCCATATTATTTTTTCATTTTATATTGGTTGTCTGACTTAGAGATGTCTCTTTCCATTAAATCTTTTAATACATCATCGTCCATATCTATATCTGAAAGTGAAAATGATTCTTTAGATGTACTAGTTTTCTCCCATATTGAAGATTGTAGTTTGGAAAGTGCCAACTTTTTTTCAACACAATCATTAATTATTTTTTGTTGTTTTTCAATGACAGGACCTATTAATGTCATATCTTCAGGTTCTTTCATCATAGTCAACATTTTGTTTTGTATTCTTATTGCAGTATTTCTTTGCTCTACAAGTTCGTTGTAGATTTCTTGCATTAAGGATAAAACAGAATCCTTAGATAAATTAATTTCTTTTTTTAATGGTCTTGGCATATAGATAAATATTTATTTTACCATTTTTTCTACCATAGCTAAATATATGAACTTGAATTTTTTCAATGAGGTTCGTATTTCTTTGGTATTTAAGTTTGTCATTTCTCTAAGAGAAAGTAAAATGACATTTTTGTTGAATTTGTTATTTGACGCACTTACAAATATTCTATCATAATTGTCAAAAATATCGTATAGAGCTTGACCTAGTTTGAGTTCATTTTCATTTAGTGTATTTTGACTAAATAAAACATCTAGTTCTTTTAGAAACTTTTTAATAATATCTTCAGGTTCAATTGTATCATTATCAATATTGTAAGAATAGTGTTCATCGTTTTCCAAGTCAGATGAAATGTCCTCATAGGATATTTT